ACCAAGAAAGGTATTCATTGGCTAAACAGGCTGGAAGATCTTCTGCAGATAGGGATATAGCGGACCTAGGCAGTCAGATACAGATAGCCAACGCACCTGATCTTGCTTCCATCAGAAAGGCAAAAGACGCATCCGAAACTCTCGATAATAGATTTCCTGACAAGGTAATAGCAGATACTAGGAGAAGGTTGGGGGCTGAGTTGTATAAGGATGATAACTGGTTTGCCAATCTGAAGCCATCTGTAGAAAGATTAGATAAGGCTGCAGAACAATTGCCTCAGGCAAATAGAGAAGCATACTACAAGTATGTGAGGCCAATGGAGCAGAGGATGCTTGGAACGGAGATCCCTCAATCTGGCGCTTTAAACCAGCTGAGTTCGGGGGTAATGTCTACCGTTGAAGGGACAAATAACTTCTTGTCAAGACTGATAGGCCAAAGAACAGAGGCGGACGTAGCTCGTGCTGCTCTTGATGCGCCAACTAAGACAAGGTTTGAGGCTGTCGGTGTAGGCCCACAGAAGGCTAGGCTGGATGAACTGAATAATAAAGTTAAGGCTGGTAAACAATTGACGGAACAGGAAAAGGCTGAGAAGTCTGATCTTGAAACATATACAGACGTAAGGTCTACACCTCAAGAAATAATCGATGGGTCCCTTAATCTTGCTGGGCAGGTTCTGTTTCAGGCATTAGGTACTAAAGGTCTTACAGCAGGATTAGGTGCCGCCACACGATCTGCAGGTTTTCTTAAGAATACAACAACAGCAGCAACGACTGCTGAAGACATTATTGCGGCCAACTCCGTAAACTCTGGAATAACAATGCCGCAGATTGCTAATGCGGCTGGAGCCATGGTGGCATATGCCAGCTCATACGATCAGGCGGAACAAGAGGGTATGCAACTGTACCCTAACGATCCGATGAAGAGAAAGCTATATGCAAAATCTGTAGCTGGTCTTAATGCGCTTACTGAAAGAATATTCAAGGATGAGAAAGTTCTTGATGCTTTCAGGAGGGAAGTAAGTCCAAGTGTTGGCGCTCTGGTAAATCAGATTGCTTCTGGTAGTTTAAAGAGGGATGCTATTCAACCTACGATTAAGAATATCGTAAAGGATGGATTGAAGATTGTTGGCTTGTCTCAAATAGAAAACCTAAAGGAAACAACTGAAGAGGTTGCAACCAGTATAGGAACGGACCTGAGCAAAATGATTTTGTCGCCAGACAAATTTGACCCGAATCAAATGGCGGACAATGTAGCATCTACGGCTACTACAATGTTTACTGATGGTCAGCTTGTTGCACTGTTTGCTGGTACTGGCGCATTCAGGGCGAATAAGGTTGGCATAAACATGCTGTCTAAGTTGGGTACTGATAAGGCATTCACAGCAGACGTGAAGAGCGTAATCAACGCTCAGGTTATGTCGGGAGAATTAACAAGTGAGCAGGCTCGGGAGAAGATGGATGTGGTTAACGCCATTGAGTCTGTCAATAAAGTTGACATGCCAAAGGTAAAGGCTGTTGCAGAACTTTCTGATAACGCTAGCAAGAAGTATGCAATTGCTTTAGCAAACGAGAAGCTGTTAAAGAAGCAGCTTGTATCAAGTGAAGACGAAGCTCTTAAGAGTAAAATACAAGATGACATTAAATCAAGTGAGGAGTTTAGAAAGAGTATACTTGATAAGAAGATATTTATCGATGACAATTTTAATTTAGTTGCAGATGCCACTAATGAAAGCAAAGTCCAAGGTGCAGGAACAGAAAGCAATATCGGCCAACCTCAGGGAGCTGTACAAGGACAACAAGAAATCAGGCAAGGAGAAGGGCAACAAGGGCAAGCCACGCAGCCGCAAGCAAATGTTGGCGATAGCAATATCGGCAGCCAAGGGCCAGTAGCTGGTAAGAGGTTGTTTAATGACCCTAACCCAGAGGCTGCTGTAATTGAGAATGAGTTTAAGGCATCTAAGGGTATTAACACCCCCGAGCCAGCAAAGATTACAAGGCTTGACGAAGAGAAGTCTAAGAGAATAGCAGACGCATATGACCAGCTTATTGACAGCCCAGACGATCCTGAAGTTCAGGCCGCATATAAGGCTATGGCTGATGAGACTATGGAGCAGTTTAATGCTATTGCAAAGTCTGGAGTAAAGGTGGAGATATGGACTGGTAAAGGTGAGCCTTACAAAAACTCAGAGGAGATGATCAAGGATGTGCGTGACAATAAGCACATGTACATCTTCTCAACAGAAGAAGGATTTGGAGATACACCAATAACAGATACACAAAGGCAGCAGAACGCTCTTCTTACAGACAGTGGTGTAAAGGATGTAAATGGTAAGCCACTGTTGATTAACGATATCTTCAGGTTTGTTCATGACTATTTTGGCCATACAAGGTTAGGTAATTCATTTGGCGCCATCGGAGAAGAGAATGCATGGAATGTACATGCAAGGATGTATTCTCCATTAGCCAGAAGAGCAATGACCACAGAGACAAGGGGCCAAAACTCTTGGGTAAACTTCAACAAGTCATTCCGTAATCCTGATGGTACAATGAAGAAGAAGGGTGACGAAGGATATGTTCCTCCGGCACAGAGACCTTTCGCTGACCAGAAGATGGCTTTATTACCAGAAGAGTTCTCTAATATAGAGGATTCTTATTCTTTAACGAGAGTTGATAAAGACAAGGTATCACAGAACATAGATCAGATTAAGAATAGTGAAGGAGAGGCTGGAGTTACAATGAACATCGATGGTAGTGTATATACTGGAGGTGGCCTTGTAGTACCTGCAGCTTCAATTAATACCACTACAGAAGAGATCACGCCAGAGATGGTAGATCAGTTTGTAGAGGATAATCGTGACAAGATTGAGGGCAACCAGTTTAAGATTGGTCTGTATAAGTTTCCCGGCAGCAACCGTGTTTCCATAGATCTTAATATTATTACTCCAAAAGAGAACAGAGATGTTGCTGTGAAGTTTGCAGGAATGGCTGGCCAAGAATCTATCTACGATCTTGACACCAATGAAAACATAAAGACTGGATCTACTGGCGACAACCCAACCAAGTTTAATAACAGGCAGTTCAGAGAGATTGCAAATGCATTGGCCAATAATAGGATGCCAAATGTATTTGGCAAAGGTACAGATGTGGTGACCAGAACTTTGGCAGAGTCAATTGATATGGCTTCAAGGGCTTTGAAGAGGGCTGGCATTAAGTTTAAGATTGTTGACTCAGCAACTGATACTGAAGGGGCTAGGGCTGCTAGGGGTAATCAAGGTCTTTTTATTGCAGCAGATGGAACAATTATCATAGACAAGTCTAAGCTTGCTAACGACATCGAGGCTGGACTGGTTGTGTGGCACGAGGCTGCACATCCTGTGATGAACATCATAAGGAACACCGACAAGAAGTTGTACGATGCGGTAGTTCGGGGGCTTAATGGAGCAGCTAAAACCAATGACGGAGTATTCGGTGCTCTTGACTGGGCCAAAGAAAACTACTCAAGAGAGAAGTTATCTCAAATGTATGGACGTGAGGTTTCTGAAGAAGAGGCCGCAGAGGTTCAGAATGACGAAGCTATTGTAGAAACAATAGGTAGAATTAACTCTGGATTAATTGATGTATCCAAGCTGGATACTGGATTGCGCCAGAAGCTTATTGATTTTGTGAACAGTATTGCTAAATTTTTTGGCATTGACCCTATCCTAAACGACACAGATCTTGCAGCATTCAAAAAGACTGTCAGCCAAGTTGCTGATGCGTTGAAGACTGGTAGAGATATCGCTGAAGTTGTTGGTGAAAGTAATGTAAAAAGATTTGAAGCATCGACTGAACAATCTAGGATAAGCAATGATGAGAATCCAGTATTCTTTGAGAATATTAAGAACTTTGCAAACCAATCAAGCTTTGCAAACAAAGTTGATTTTAAAGACGCTGTTCAGGCTAAGCTTAAAAGTTTTATCCCGGAACTTAAAAAGAAGTATGGTAAGGGATTTGACCCAACTGTTTATAACGATAGTACCAAAAAGTATCTTTCTGATGTATTAACAAAAGAGGCTGCTAATGCTATATCTGCCCACCCAGAAGCTATAGGATGGTATGATGAAAAGACACAGTCTGCTCTTGCTGCAATTAGTGCTATACATCCGGAGATAGAGACAGATCAGGAAGCTAGGGGAGCATTCATTTTACCTCTGGCTGTGATGTCAAATGGTAATAAAGTAGACAAGAACTTTGAGCTTGCTGAGAAGCAGTATCAGATATTTAAGGATACAAAAAGGTTTGATCCAAACGGAGACTTTGGTGCTCAACAGGTTGGTATTAAAAAGTCACTTAAGCTTATTAATGGCCTATTAGATAATGGCGTAACGATGGCTGAGATAAATCAGTTCTTGACATCTAAGCATCGTGCTGGCGATCTCAAGTATCGTAAGCCTGATGGAAAGTTGGGTGATCTAGTTAGTGGAGAGTTGGCTAATGAGGATGTCTATGGAGCTGTAATACTTGGCCCAAAGATTGGAAATGGATTCTATATGAATCTGTGGGGTGAGTTTGGGCAGCTTACTATGGACCGCTGGTTCATGCGTACATGGGGCCGCCTTACTGGGACTTTGATTGAACGTGATAAGGATCTGATATCTAACGGTAAAAAGAGAATAGCATCTTCAATACAAGATATAAAGTCTGACAAAGAGGCTTCTAAGATATTAAAGTCCGTAATTGGTTCTGTATCTGGCAGGTCTGTATCGGACATTGCAAATGCAATTGAGAAAGCTTCTGCTAAAAAAGATGTAAGAAATTTATTATCTTCGAATCAGAAAACAGATGAGCTTCGTAAGGCTGGTAATGGTCTGGCTAAACTGTTGAGGGGAGAGAAGGAAGCGCCATCTAGCGGAGAGGAAAGGAAGTTTATCAGGGATGTATTCTCTGATGTGCAGAGAAGGTTAAGCGAAGAGAACGGTGTTGATATCACAATGGCAGATCTTCAAGCTGTAATGTGGTATCCAGAAAAGATACTGTATGAATCCTTCAAAGAGGGAGAGTCTTTTGAAGATGCTTCCGAAGGATATACTGAAGATTCTGCACCAGATTATTTTAACGCAGCAAAGAAACTTGCTAAAAAATTAGGAGTAACAGATGAAGAAATTAATCAAGCCGTATCAGGCAGACGAGCAAATACTTCCGGAGGTACAAGAGTCGGAGATTCCCTTGCTGGCGAAACAGTTGGCAGAAATGATCAAGAAGTCCTCGGTAAAATCAGACAACTCAAAGGCGGAGCAGCAGAGCTCAGTAAAAAATCAAGAGCGCAAGCCTCTGTAGGCAACCGCAACCTCGCACCTAACGGCAAACCATCCAACCTTAATGACAAACAATACGAACAGGTAAGAACGCCTGAGTTTAAGAATTGGTTTGGCGATTGGGAGAATGATCCTGCCAATGCATCTAAGGTTGTCGATGAGAATGGAGAGCCGTTGGTTGTTTATCATGGAGGAACATTAAATCCTGAAGACAGAGGTAAGGATACATATACAGGAGACTATGGACTATATTTTACTTCTAGTCAAAGCAGAGCAAAGTCCTACACAAAATCTTCAAGCAAAGACTATAGAGATAAGTCTAAGGTTTTTGATGCTTATCTAAATATAAGAAATCCACTACCAAAAAACATATGGTCAAAGTGGAAGTATGGTGCTGATAGAATATCACAAAAAGAGTTTCAATCACTTGAAGAAAATGCGGCTGATGGTATCATAGATAAGGGCATGCTTGGTATGAAATACACTAGCCAGTATGTCGTATTAGATATGGGTCAAATCAAATCCGCAACAGATAACTCTGGCGCATTCAGCACTACAGATAACAGGATACAGGCTTCGGTAGGAAACCGTTCAGAAGAAGACCTTCGTGCTCCGGGTAAAGGCAAAGAAAGGAACAGGGCTTTGTCATCTAAGTTTGGTGATCTCGATCCCGAGACTCAGGCTAAGATTCAAGACGATGCTGTTACATATTTCCAGCGTCCCAACAAGCAGACATCAGAGGCTGTCAACGAGTTCTTGGATGGACTCAATATAGTGGATGCTGCTGACTATGTTCTAGGCAATCCAGATATTCCAGAAGTTTCCAAGGTTTGGATGGCTGCAGAGGTAGCTAAAAGACTTGGCACTCAGATGTCAGCAGAGACAGATCCTGCAATCAAGGAAGCTCTGGCCGATAAGCAAGCTGCCATATACAATGAGTTCGCAAAGAAAGCTACAGACTTAGGTCAGGCGGTTCAGGCATTCATAGCATTTAAGAAAGATCCTAATGCAGTTGAGTTCTTCCTGCCAAAGATACTTAGAGAACTTAAGAAGAAGGGAGTTGAGAATATTAGTGAGGTGCAGAAGGGAGAGATCGTTGGTATGTTGAAGGATGTTAACAATGCAAGCGAAGGTTTACCAAAAGACAAGGCAATTATTAAGCTGTCTCACTACTTGGCTGGCATTGCGCCAATGAAACCAATGGACGTATTGCAAGCCTTGTGGTATGCAAAGATCCTGTCTGGTGTTACAACACAGTCAACCAACTTCTTTGCCAACATATTTAATACTGCGTTCGAATTACCAGCGGTAGCCTTCAGGATTGCCATGTTGAATGGTTCTCCTATGTCTATGATTGCTGGCGTAAAAGGATTCGGTTCGGGGGTTGCCAAAGGAGCTATAACAGCGGCAGACATCATGAAGTCTGGCGTTAGGTCTAAAGAGTCAGACAAATACTTCTCTGAGAGTCCACTAGAGTATTTCACTTGGAGTAAGTGGCTAGGTAAGAAAGGTCAGGTTCTGGATAAGATACCACCATTAAACTTTGGCGCATGGAAGTATGTAGGTAGAATGCTTGCCGCTACTGACGCACTGTTCTCTACGGCTAACCAAGAAGCTATTGCTAACATGCTAGCCTATGCTGAAGCTGCTGGCACTCCTGCTGGAAATAATTTCAAGAAGGCCAATCAAATGCTTGGCAACACAAAGGAGAATATATCCAACGCCAGAAGTCAGGCTACTGCCGAAGGGTTTAAGCCGGGTACTTTGCAGCACAAGAGAAGGGTAATTGAGATAGTTGCACAGGGTAGAAAAGGAACAGCCGAGGCTGATGCTATTGGTAAGAGGATCACAATGAACTACGATCCAGAGGGTTGGACTAAACCACTGTTTGATGCAACTGTTGCGTTGCAACAGAAGTTCCCAGCCATTAAGATGGTAGTCCCATTCGCTAGGATCGTTGCTAACCTTACAGAGAACTCTCTTAATTATAGTCCTTTTGGATTGATAAAGGCTGCTACTGGATTAAGGAATCCATTTAATGATAGATCTAATAAGCTTACCACAGAAGAGCGTATCGACATGTTCAACAAGTTTGCTATTGGGATGACAGCTCTGTCGATTCTTGCAAGCAAGGTTGGTGAGGATGACGATGATTGGTTTGAAATTACTGCTGGCGGATCTACTGATATTCAGAAAAGATATGAACTTCAGAAAGGCAAATGGAGGCCGTATACCATAACACTCAAAGACGGTACTAAGATATCGTATAAAGACTGGCCAATCGCAGGTATTCTTGCTGGCGTTGGTCATATAAGAGACGCCAAGAAGTACAGCTTTGATGATAACACGCAGCTTCCGCTATATGCATACGGTTTCTTCTTGAATATGTATGACAAGTCCTTGCTGTCTGGACTCCAAGATTTCTTTGGAATGTTTGACGTTCAGGCTGGTCGTGGGAAGTATGCCCCAGACTCAAAGATGTCTCAAAGAATGGAGAAGTATGTTGCACAGCAGGTTAAGTCTGTAGCTGTATCCAATCTCGCACAGCAGACTGGTAGATTATATAGTGAGCTTGTTACTGGCGATCCACAGCGTGATGCTAAAACTTTCATGGAGGTTATATACAGAGACCTTCCAATGTTTAACGATCGCATCAGGCCAATCATTGATGTGTTTGGCGAGGAGGTTAAGTATAACACTACAGAGAGATTGACTCCTGTTTCAAATCCTGAAGGAGACAAGATGATCAAGTGGCTTAACGAGAACAAGTTCTTTGTTGGAGTGCCTAAGAAGATGAACATCATAATGGAGGATGGTACCGAGAGGCCAATGAATGATCAGGAATATTATGAGTATAGGAAGCTTGCTGGTCAGGAATCCAAGAAGATGATCCAAGAATTTATGGATGGTATCAAAGAGGATGATAGGATGATAAGTGAGTCTATGTTTGATGCTGCACTTGAGACTGCTAGGTCTATAGCATATGTACAGATACTTGAGAAATACGGATTCAAATGAACAAGGCAGGAACAGATCTGGTGAAATCTTTCGAAGGTCTCAGGCTTGAGGCTTATCGGTGCAGCTCAAATAAGGAAACTATTGGCTACGGCAATACCTTCTATGAAGATGGAACTAAAGTAAAGATGGGAGATAAGATCACTGTCGATCGTGCAGTCAAGTTGCTAGAGTTTATACTGGATAAATTTGAAGATAGTGTTAATCGCCTAGTAACCAGCAAGTTAAATGAAAATCAAATGTCAGCGCTGGTAAGCTTCGCATACAACTGCGGTGTAAACAACCTTAAGTCATCTACGCTTCTGAAGAAAGTTAATGCCAACCCAGACGATCCAACTATTGCAGACGAGTTTAAGAAGTGGACCAGAGCCAATGGCAAGATACTGACTGGACTTGTCAAGAGAAGGAACGCAGAATCCACCCTGTATTTTACTAAGCTTAATAATTAACCTTAAATATTTTTGCAATGAGAAAGTTCTTTTCAGACCTATTCAATGACAGTAATTCAATCAATGAGAAGAATGTCATTGGAGTATGGGCATTCTTCGTGATGGTAGTTTACTCATTTGTTGACGTAGCTACCGGAGCTTTTGGTAAAGACCTCGCTATCAATGAGAGAATATATACATCCTTCGAGACTATTGTCTTGGGGGCATTCATCATATCTGCAGGAGAGAAGATAACTAAGATAATCAATGGCAAGTAGATACACAGAAACATTAAGTCCGCCCACACCAGAACCAAAATCTGTTGCCAGTGCTGTCGCTAAAATGAGACAGTACATGAGCAAGGCGGATGAGTTCAACTCTATTGTAGATAAGGCAAAGTCTAAGGGTGCTGATATTACTATGGCCGCAGATCCAAGAAGTTTTGTTTCAAACAAGATGGTAGCAGAAGCTAGAGAGAGAAGTAAGAAAGGTAAGGCTGGTGGAATCCCTGTTATAGGCGACCCTCTAAATCAGAATACCTGTGCTGCTGGTGTTTGTACAATAGCTGCTAATGCCGGAGTGAGCTTTGATAAGATGGCTGGAACTCTGCACACTGGTCTGGCAACAGATGAGAAGGGGAGGAAGATACCTCAGTATAACCCACTGTTTGCGGCACAGCTAAGTAAGTCTGGGTATACTGAATTGAAGCCAGACGAGAAGCCTATGCCCGGTGATTTGGTGCAGTACTTTGAGGCTAATGATACTGGCGCCATGAACCCATATCATCTTGAGTTTGTGACAGGCGACAAGGGTGGTGGGAGATACGAGACTTTTAATAACTACGGTTTGTTTAATGAAGGTAAAGGCGAGTCAGAAGTGGTAGATGCTAGAGGAACCAATGCCAACCAAAGGGGCAGGGTTAGTACGATGAACAGATTCTACAGGCTAACACCAGAGGCTGCAAGAGCTGCAGCTGGTGAGGAGAACTCTAAGTATATAGAGCAGGCTAACATATTAAGAAACGAGCTTGGGTCTATTAGGCAGAGTGGATTGGATGGGGAAAGTCAGGACACGTTTGCCGTAATATTTGGCGGACTAAAGAATAAGCAACCTAAGGAAAAGGTTTTAAAGAATGCCCTGCATTTTGCAAAGAATAAAGAATATGTCAAAGCAGTAATAAACGAATTATATGCGGAAGGGAACTGAGTCAGTAAAGGTAACCTTCGGAAAGAGAAGGAGAGGTAAGGCCCAGAAAAGAAGGGGTCCAAAAGATAAAAAGATTTCTAAATACAGAGGGCAAGGATGAAACTATCAGAACACTTAGACTTATCAGAAGTAGTACGCAGTGAATCAGCAAAGAGGAATGGCATCAGCAATATGCCAACCCCAGAGCACATTGCCAACTTCAAACTATTGGCGGAGAAAGTATTTGAACCAATCCGTAATCACTTCAGATGCCCAATACACATCTCATCAGGATACAGGAGCAAAGAGTTAAACTCAGCAATCGGTGGTTCCGCCACAAGTCAGCACTGTTCGGGGGAAGCCATCGACATCGACATGGACGGATCTCCAAACGGAGTGAGCAACGCTGATGTGTTCAATCATATTAAAGATAACTTGGCATTTGACCAGCTTATCTGGGAGTTCGGGAGTGATAACAACCCAGACTGGGTTCATGTATCCTATGAGTCTTCAGGCAAACAACGCAAACAAATTCTTAAAGCTAAGAGGGTGAACGGTAAAACTGTATACACCCCATATGAATAATATAACTAGCTTCATCGGATCTCTGTTGGTTATGGCGATCGCCATAGTCATCTTCTTTATGCTCATGGAAAAGGAAATGCCGCAGTCTAATAGGGAGCTGCTGATTGCATTTGTATCTGTACTCTTTGGCGCAATGGCCACATCAATCAAGAAAATAACTGGTGACGATGGCAAATAGAATCATTGCAGTAATAGGTGCTATCTGTCTATTGGGATTTACTATCTACATGTACACTCGCACCCCCGAACCAATCCAGCCTGAGATCAGATCGATCGACAGTACCTTTATGAAGGCTGACTCTAGTATGCTCGTCAGGATCAAGAGGGTAGAACGCAGGGTGAAATCTCTGGAGAATGGAAAGTAAAAAGTTCCTATCAGAGAACTGGTCAGTCATCGTTGGTGTACTGACCGTTTCGTTTGTAGCTGGGGGAGTCCTGTCTGAGTTTAGATTAATGAGGGCAGAGATTGAGGAGCTAAAGAAAGATACATCTATAAAGCTGCAACAGATACAAGACAAGGACGATAGGAAGAAAGACTGGCTTGAGGAGCAGGAGCAAAGGATAGATGATCTGGAGGAGTGGAAGAGCTATGTAGAGGGATCAAAGATTCTCGACAAGTAGCTTTATCTGCAGCAGAAGATCTACTATCTTGACAGCTCTATCGGTCAAGCAATAGACAACGTGTTCGCCATCTACTTTCCTAATCAGGCCGTCCCTTTCAAGTTCCTTTAGACTTTTGGTCAGCATATTACCACTGACACCCGGCATAAGCTGCTTAATCTTGTTAAATCTGGCAGGCTTATCTCTCAGTATCATCAGGATAATAGGTTTCCATTTGCCGCCTATCTTCTTCCTTTGCAACTCTAGTATTTTTGGATCGATCTTTCTGATGCCAGAAATTAACCAAACATGCGTCCTTATTGTATACAGAAACTAAAAACAAGTTAGATTAAACTAACCTAAACAATGTCCATAGCCGCTCGGATATCTCTCTATTATAGATATTTGGTACATAACAATTAGCTATGGCAATCAAAAAAACCACCACCAAACTTCCAGTTGGAAGGTCAGTACGTGTTGAGTCGGGCGATGTTTTTATTATCCAGAAAGACATACCAATGTCTGGATTCAGGTCTATAGGCGCAAGCCTGAGGTATCCATTCTCTGAGATGGCAGCGGGAGAGTCCTTCGAAATGAAGTCTTCAAAGACCGAGATTAGAAGGGCAGTATCCAGAGCCAGTGCTGCCTGTGTAAGCTATGTTAAAAAGAATAACAAGGCTGCTAAGTTTACAGTTAGAAGAACTGGTCCTGATACACTCCGTGTCTGGAGGGTTAAATGACTAGATCGTCTATGACGATTCCGTGTTCGCTCAGTATGTCATAGATCCTGTCGTAGATCAGATCGAGAGAGTCGTATGGTGTGAAGTTCTTATCCTCATCCAAAGCTTTCTCGATCTTTATTTGCATACCTTTCTTGGCGTTATGTATTATCTCCCAAAGAGCCAGTGCCAAGTCAAGAGATTTCACGCAACGCATGTGCGCAAGGCGATCATCTAAGTCGTTGAGATCAAACTCTAAAACTCCTTTCATAGTAGTCGTTTATAAATTTAATTTTCCAATCTCCTGTATGCCCATCTTCATCGAGAGCATACATAATAGCTTCGGCAATATGATTCCTTTCTATTGCTTTTGCTTTATTAACTATGTCTATTATATCCTCATGCTGTTTAAATGCCCTTTCATCGTCATAAGAAATATAATTAACTAATTGTTCAAATAACCATTCTACTGCCGTTTGTTGTGCCATAGTTTATTTGTTATAGGTTTCGTTATAATATTCTTCGTTACTAAAGTGAGGGAGAGTGGGATGATTGATGGGCATCTCCTGACCATCAGCAAAGGCTTTTTTTATCTGCTCTTTCTCCATTGCTTTGGCTTGTCTTATTAAATCACCATAAAGCATTCTTGCATTTTCTCCTAATACTTCAAATACCAACCATTCAACTGCCGTTTGTTGTGCCATAGTTTATTTGTTGTATGGTGATTTATTCAGAATCTTTGATTTAACACCTTTAAAAAATGCATCATTGAACTGATAGCTTTCAATTTCAAGAGCATTATCTATTGCTTCCTGCATATCGCCACTGTGTTCTGTGACGTTATACATCATCCATTTTGCTAAAGTTTCCACTGCTGTTAGAGAATTATACAATCCATCTTTAGCATCTGCTTCCATGATTTCTTTTAGCATTTTCTTTTGTTCATTCTTTTCCATCGACTATATTTTTTAATTGGTTCCAAATGCTTTCAGAATTTTCACCCCAGTAATGGTCGCACTTGTCATCTTTGATCGGGGGGTTGAGAAAGTAGGACTGTCTATAGCTAGGTTCTGCGGTGAACCTGTAGCATGATTCTTTTGCTGGGCATCCTTCACCCGAGCACATTGTTATGTCCGGCATCATTAATTAGTTTAGACCAAGCTGGATTGTAACTGTCCAGTGGTATTTGTTTTTTACGTTTGGGTTTACTAGTAAGGTGGTATGCTCTACAGATAGGGCACTTGTATACACGCTTAGGTTTCCTGTGTTCGCCACCCAAGCTGGTGATCTCTTTAACCCTCTTGACGGCATCTGCCTTGGTTCGGAATTTAGCTTTGTTGCATTGCATCTCTTTGATCGTTTATCCATAACTGCATTGAGTCAAGGACAGCTGTCTTATCTTCTTGGCTAAGTAACCAGAAGTCTTCTGATATGTTTACTATAGCCACGTCAAGCCTGCCGTCCTTGCTTACTGAATACCTTGCGCTTATTTCTCTCATAGTTTGTTTATAAAGTCTTCTAATTTCTTTTTAGTCTTGGAGTCCATGTGAGTTGCACACCTTAGTAGTTCGTCATAGAACAGATGATCTTTCTCCCGAGCTTCGCTCCTTCGGTCTGAAGGGATCTTCAATTCAATGGCGGTCTTCAGCCACCTCAGCTTGGTGATTACAGGTGGCATGGTCTCTCTAAATGCAACATGCTTTTGCTTTAGCAGATCCTCTGCATACATCAGTGCGTTACATATACTGGCGTGCAACAACTCAAATGACTCTGCCTGTGACTCAGTTAACTTCATTGATGATCTCATTTATTTTTGAAAGAACCTGACCGATGACAATACCAATCTGCAAGTCGTTGCCTTCTTCGATGGCTCGGGAGAGAGATACTGATATCCCTTTGAGGTCGTCTAGTATGGGGCTCTTGTCAACGAATACGTTTACATCTTGAGCTATAATGTCAACACTTACCTTGTCTGTTACTAATTTGTATTGTTCGTTATCCCTTAAGTATATATGTGTCATAAAGTATTCTTGTGGTTTCTTTTAAATCTTCCAGTGTTCCATTGTTCTCGATGATGGCGTCAAAGTCCCAGTCGTTTAGTGCGGTCTCAGATGGGTGATCATTCACTGGACCAAAGCCAGTTCTGTTGACCCTGACTATTATTCCGCCATAGTCTTTGATCTCTTGGGCTTCGTTAGGGAATCTTACGTCAGTGATAACCCACCTTGAATACTGGCTGTGGTCTGCAAACAAAGCATTGACCCAAGCCTTTTCATGGAGGTTGTTTCTAATGGCTTCGGTTCCCAGCCGCTGAAGTAACTCCCGAGCTGTCATGTTCCATCCCGGCAGAACCTTTGTCTTGAAATGCTGGTTCTCGAAGTTGTATGCATCAAAGCCTGTCAACATACTGGCGATATACTTGAGCTTGCCGGAGAACTTCTTCACCTCAAACGTTGGCATCTGCTGCCTGATGAATCTGGCAACCTCGTCCTTCCCTGACTTTGCATATCCACTGAGTCCAACTAGTTTAATCATATTGATCTGTATGTTTTAACTTCCTTTAATTCTAATCTTCCTTCATATTGTGCCAGTAGCAGAGCTGTCAGGTACTCAGCTTCGTGGTAGTCCAGTACCAGCTCTTGACCAGCGATCTCGATAGTGATATCATCACCGCTATCCAGAATACCAGCCAGATACTCTCCATCTTTTTGGTTAATGGTAGTTGTCCTGTCTCCTTTCTCGATGGTATACTCCCAGTGTATTGGTCCTTCGTCTATCTTATGTGATACGTATACTTGCATTTGGTTTGTTTTAGAAAGGGGAGGAGTTACCCTCCCCCTTAATTTAGAATGGTAAGTCGCTTGCTGCTTTTGCTTTTGGTTCGTAGTTGTCTTCAGTCAGTCTATAGTCTGGAGACTTCTCACCTTCTTTCTTGAAGCCATTAGGCCACATAGTGTAGCGTTTGTCTCCAATAGTTAGAGAGAGAATTTCTACTTGTCCTTTAGATGTGTTGATCACCTTGCGCCAAGCTGCGCCTACTGATTGGTTTGCTGTACTCATTGTACTTGTTTTTGGTTATTAAAAATTATTGTTTCCATTTCCATACATACCCATATGCAGTTAGATGTCCGGGTTTGTTATTTGCACATAGAGATATACTTGAATGGCTCTTTCCGATTGACCTAGCGGCTGCACATGCTGACTCATACTCAGCCAATAATTCTCCATCTAGAGAATACATTAGTATTCTCTTAGAGAATCTTTCTGTAAACCTTTGTCTCCCTGATATTGACTTCCCAGTATTAATTGATGATTCTATCTCATCCCACTCTGGAGTATCACCGTAGTGACAAAAAGTAATTCCCTTACTATGATATTGCTTCTTGTGTATACATGCATGTACTGCACCTCTATTTACTCCTGTAGCAAAGGATGCTTCTGATATGCTCTCAAAAGATCCAATATGATTTTTTGTACTAACATCATATGCATCTATCGCGTATGACATCTTAAGTTTAAATGACCTCGATCTTTTTCTTTTAGAATATTCTGAGTCTATTCTGCCAAACGAACCATCGCCACCAAATGTTAGGTTCACAAGATGTCCAGAATTATCTATTCTCCTACCATAAATAGATATAAAGAATTTCTCCCACTCTTTTGCATCATCTACAGACTCAAACTCTTTTACTATATCTATCGTGTATGAAGTTTTACCTACTATGTTTTTCCAAAATTTATTACGAGAAGTCTTTTCGTTCGGCCTGTACTTATCTCCTATACCTACATAAAATACTTGACCATTATCATCCCTAATATGTTGATATAAGTAGTACATACAAAAACAAAAGCCCCGTCCAGATGCGAGCTGAAACGGGGCGGATTATTACTAACCCTTAGTCGGCTCGCATTTCGCCTAAGGATTAATGCAAAGCTCAAAAGATATCTCTGCACATCTCCTTAAAACAGGGGGTGAATTATTTCTTCAGGTTTATGGTTAAGAAATAATTGAACAGGTAAGCTCCGATCTCAAGGCGTTTGTCTTCCGGATCGTAGAGAAAAGTGAATGTGGGGATGATCATGTATACATCGATCTCGCCAGCGTCAATAACTAGTTTCATGGTTTGATGATTTTATATTCCGAGGTTTAATTGCTTTTCTTTTTTCTTTTTGAATACTGTTACTACCGCATCACCGTGCCTTACACTACCTTCCGACAGCCATCCCTCTTCAAGCAGGTCGGCAATAGTCTCTTTTAGCTCCTCAATGCTTCCGCCAGTTATCATGTGTAATCCTTCGAGAGACGACTGAGGGTGGTTCGTTAGTATCCTCTTTACTAGTTCTTTCATGGTTTAATAATTTGGTTTGTAATTAGTGATTGTATTATCTCTCTGAAGTCTTCTATATCCATCGCAACTATAGTACCCTTCCTATTCTTTTTATGTAGCACTATATTCCAATTTGTATCCTTTGGCATACTATCAAGAATATCATGCATGCTTCCGAGCTTTTCTACAGCTTTGCACTGAACTGATAATGGGTCTGTGTTTGTTAGATCTATACCTTGATCATCCTTCATCTTGGATTCAAACCTTGATGTGTTACACTTTTCGAACCCTAGATCACGAAAGAACTTTACCATATCTCTTTCGAATGAATGACCTTTGACTCTTGCTGACTTTCCTTTCGTTGCCATATTCTTCCTGTTTTATGTAGCTCTTCAATCGTTGACCAGCTTACAGATTCATGAAAGACTGTAGGGTGGAACTCATTCTTTCTGTATACCTGCTGCATGTAGTATGTCTTGTTGGGTTGTATATCTTCTAGCTTTGTTGGTTCTAGAAGGTTCTCCCCCGAACTGTCCTCCACATACTCAAGCCATTGACCTCCGTTATTGAACGTCCTCCAGTTCTCCTTAAAGAGAATCTGCAAGTGAGGCGAAACCTTGGATGTCTTTGTTCGTGATCGGCTGGCCGATGAACTTCGTCTTGTCGCTGCCATCGTTTAGTTTTTCTACTGGGTGATATCTGCTGTTGTTGATATTGAATTGGAAGTAGTTGACTCCAACCTGACCTGAGTACTTAAACCTTACCTTCCATCTGTGTAGTTCAGTCTGCTTGGTCTCGAGGTTTCTGTAGACAGTCATACCATTGTCAGGTAGGTTGAACCAGTGTGACGAGTCTCCAACATCGTATCCGTTAGGGACTCTGTAGATGCCACTCTTGATCTCAGTCATCTTCTTTGGGTGCGCCACAAGAAATACATGGACACCAAAGTTTCTGGCGAACCTTGACACATCGTTCATCATGTTCTTTATCTGGTGGTGTCTAGTATCGGTCTGGTTACTCATACTCTTCTCGACAGTACTCATGTTGTCGATGACCATGATGTTCACGCCAAACCTCTTGACCATGTCTTTGGCCTTCTCAAGGATACCCTCAATAGATAGGTCGTTATCTGACAACCGATAGTACTTGAAGTGTTCGTTCATGAATGGCGTCCACTCCTCAATTTCATCACGGGTGATCCTGCTGCTGTAGTCAGACTTGAAGAAGGACTTTCCTATGCCAATCTGATACATATCAGATAATGCAAAGGCTGTGTTGGCCTCCTCGGCTGAGTAGATGAATGACTTCAGTCCGTGCATCTCCGCCAGCTTAAAGATGACGTTCTTGATGAAGGTGGACTTGCCGTGTCCCGGTATGCCAGTCACGAGAGTAACCTGACCGGGATGCCAGATGAAGTCCATACCAATGTCAAAGCCTTGAGGAGTACCCTCGTCATATAGACTGAGAACCTCATGCTTTACAGATAGTGCATCGTCAATACCTTCTACAGGAAACGGACTGGCTGAGTTGTAACACTCGACCAATCCTGCTGTTCCGCTGTTGATCAGGGTATCGTTGGCGTCCTTGTATGGGAGTTCAATGATCCAGCAGTTGGATTTGCCCAGCCTTCTGGCTAACTCGTTTCTCAGAGCTATGCCAGCCTCGTCCATGTCTGTAGCTAAGCAGATCCTCTTGCCATCAAAGATGTGGTACACCTCGTCAAGCCATTCCAGCTTCTGTGATCCTTTGCTTGCTCCGTTGGGTACAGAGATTACGTTCTTGATGCCAGCCTCGTAAAACGAGAGCGCATCCATTTCGCCTTCGACAATAACCAGTTCAGTGTCAGAATTGTCAATTGCAACGTCAATCCCGTAAGGAATAAGCTGAGCACCAGAAACCATTTTAAAATGCTTATCACTAGTCCTGTACTTGATGTTGATGAGTTCGCCATTGTAGTAGTAGTTGAAGTGAATGGTGTTTCTCTGTTCGCTAACCTGAGGCATGTATTCCAGCCCCTCTGATATCTTATATCTAATGAGAGTCTGATTGGATATCCCCCGATCTGCAAACCATTTGACTACGCCATCACTTAAGGTCTTGAGTTCTGTCATCGGCCTGAAGTATTCCTTCTTTGGCGTCTTGATAGATCCCTTCCAACCACAGTTATGGCAGTTCCATATACCTTCAGCCACATCAACGCTGAGGCAAGGATCGCTCTTATGCTTCCTGCTGTCAGAGCACTTTGGACAGACAACCTTGACGTTGCCTCTCTGTCCATCTCTGACATTAATGCCCAATGATCTGAGTTGCTGAATCATGTTTCTGTTTGTTTAGCCAGTAGTGGTTGGCGTCATCTAAATATTTGAGGAACTTGCCGGAGAATAGAGTTGATGGTCTGTTGTACTCCTTCATCTTATCGTCATCGCCCCAGCTTTCTTTCTTGTGGACGATCACACTTCTGAAGTGATCGAGTGTCAGCTTGCTGTTCTGCTTCAAGATCTTCTTGACGAGTTCGATGTTGGAGTGGAGCTGATACTTAGTACCGTTGACCTCATTGAAGTATTGCACAACCTGCTTAGCTAAATCATCGTGGGCTGTGGTTGTGACAACCTCTTCACCTTCATGCGCCAGATACCATTTGTTGGAAGGGTAGTAGTATCCATTCTCTAACTTTTCTATCAGGCCCATTTCAATCAGAGTCTTCATCGACTGACTGATAGTACCAGAACTCAGACCGAGCAACTCAGATAGGTAGATAACCCCAGTTCCCTTCATCAAGGGACGGAGTTGAGCACATGCATGGCATACCATGTACGTGACGGGCGTGAGATTTAACTTCGCCCGAACTGAGTGATCGATTACTGATATCATAGATAGTCTTCAAGTTTGATGTATGGGTTTCGCTTGGTGTGGAACTTGATGGCATTGAGACAGAGGCAGGTCTTGACGTACAGCTTGTTGACCGAGTCATCAAACTGCCTGAGCGTACCATTATCTTCTCTATTCTTACCCTCTTTGTAGTATTCCCTGAAGACGGACACCTTGTGTCGGAACGAATCGTATCCGCAGTCGATGTACTCCATGATGTCGGTGGTATCGAAGCCGTACATATCCGCCAGTCCAACAAATACCGTTCGTGCCAGCTCCTTGTTTCCTTCATACTCCTCTGAAACCTGCATTGGCTTTAGACCTTCTCTGTCCCAGACAAAGTTTGGTCTCATCACCTTTTCAATCTCATTTAGCTTTATCATTGCTTTTACATTTGTTATTTTATCACAATCTGACCTGAAACTGTTTTCTCCATGTGATCTTTCCACTCGGAAGGTTCATAATCGTTGCACCCTCTTTCTCCATCACCTGCTTGAGTCTGTTCTGGTAGAGCTGCTTGTCACTCTCGAGTGCTTTGATGTCTGAGTTCAGCTTGGTGTATGTGTATGCCCACTGCTCATGCTCATCTGATCCCTGCATGGCGATCTCATTCTCCCGAGCCTTATGCTTTTCAGAAACAAAGTCATTGAATGCCTGAGAGCTGTCAGCCTCTGGTTCAAAGTGTGATGCTATTTGCAACGCCTCATCTATCGGTGCACCACTGATAGCCTTCCTTGCCTCTGATACACGCCTATTGAAATTGATGGCGGCATCCAGTATCGCCATTTGAATCTCAGCATCTGCCTCGAACGTCACGCAACCCAGATCTCTTCCGTCCTTGAGGTAGCAGATCTCAGCGTAGTTCCATTCAGTAACAAGCATGTAGTGCTGCACTTGAAGGAGATAGCTCGGGGGTAGTCCAGCCTCATAGGAGTCAGCAGAGTAGCCGGAGATCGTCTTGATCTCCAGCACTCCTGACTTTTTCCCGTAGCTTGGATGTTTGGTTATCTTGGCATCGATGTTGGCGAAAAGAAAAGGGTACTTAGGATTCTCGATGATGGCTTTAACCTTCCTAAACTTCTTAATCTTATTGTCGGATAGGGTGTTAGTGATCCAGCCTTCTTCAGTGCCGTCATAATACTGCCAGCACTTGGCGACATAATCTTCTAATTGTTTGCCGTGAAGAATAGCCGAATTGATTTTAGTTGGTAAGTTGGACAGTCCTATAGCTTGGTAGAATAAATTAATAGCACTCTTATATTTATTCAAACCCAACAGAGTACCAGCATCTGATCCCCCGATCATGCCCCTATTTACAAAAGACTGGCGCAGGGTTTGCCATTCGGCCTCGCTGAGCTTAGCCGTTGGAGTTAGTTTCAAGTGCTTCATTTCTTAACTGATTTGGTTATTGCTTCCGCCTTAGATTGATTGATCATGGTAGTCAGCAGCTTCTTCTGTGACTCATTGAGAGAGTACTTCTTGATGGCGGACTCAACCTCTTTGATCTTGCCATCAGCAATGAACTTTACCATAGCATCGTACTTGTCTTGAGGTAGGGGAGGAAGATCAGAAGTGGGTGTGCTCGGGGGTGTAGCTCTAGTAACAGAAGGATTGTAATTAGGTGAGAATGTAACCATATTAGCTCCCTGATTAAGAACTCCAGTACCTCCAGCGAATCCATTTACACTAACGGTATTCGCATCATCATCTTCATCAGCGATGATCAGGTTAAGCAGACCAGTCAAGCTGTACCTCTTTGCATAGGATACCGCAGACCCATAGTCTTGTGCTGTAGACTTTCCGGCAACCACCGGGAAGACAGACTTGATACATTTCTCAGTATCAATATGCCATACAGTAGACTCAACATAGGGTAGACCCTCAATAACTACATTGGCCTGAGTTACAACCAGTCCAGACTTAATCAGATAGGGTTTGATGTGCTTTTGTATGTCATCGAAAGACGCATACTTAGACTTAAAGAATGGGTTGTTAGACGCCCGAACGATCGGGGGGCAAATATCTTGGAACTTGCTGAGCGATTGCAGTAATGTATTCATCGATGTATTGATTTAGAAATAGATATTCCTCAGCTTTGAGGAAAATGGTTTGCCAGTCGTAGGTAAACTTGGTTCTGTCGCCAACCCTTATAGCCTTTATAAAGTGACCGGAGCAGAGCTGTTCGTAGTTCTGTATCAACCAAATACGATAGGGATGAAGCTCATAGGACGCCCCGTTAAATGTTAAAGTATCATCTAAAAAGTTATATTTTGTCACTATATCAAAGTTCTTTAAACTATTTTAGATAGTGAATTAAACAAATGATTAGTTTTACTATGTTTTTTCAACATAAATTTGTTTAGACAATTTTTTAAATATGAAAACAGTAGGGCAGAGATTAAAAGATATAAGGCTTGATGCTAGGATGACACAAAAAGAACTGGGAAAACTTGTGGGTCTCAGTCCCGGTTCAATTGGTGCAATGGAGAATGATCTTTATACACCGAACTTTGATGTTATGCGTGTTTTAAAGAAGAGGCTAAACGCATCATATGATTATATCATAGATGGTGTTAAATCTAATAGTATTGATCTACAGAAAGAAAATGAAAGGCTAAAGAGTGAAATAGAGAGACTCACTAGAATAGTTGACAAATTACTGAAATAGCATCTCTCTTTTTTAGCTTGTTATTTCTAGACTTAGCTGCTCGACATGGCTTACAATAAATGGATCTGTTCTGACTCATGCGGTGGTCTATACCGAACTGGTCGAGCGGCTTAGTTTCCCCACAGACTTTACACTTTTTTACTTTCATGGTTTACATATTTTTCGTTATAGTATTGCTCGGCATCTCCTTCAAACATGGGGTGGAGGTCGTGCCTATAGGCATCCATGATCTGCTCTTTTTCCATTGCTTTGGCTTGTTCTAAAAACTTATCTCTCCATTCATCAGCTGTACCTGCTGATATTTCATCTCTGTTTCGCATCCAAGTGATATAGTTATATCTCTCAGCCAACCATTCAACCGCTGTTTGTTGTGCCATCGTTTAATAATTTAAAAACCCCGATCCGAAGACCGAGGGTTAGTTTTTAGTTGGTGAATATATCTTCGCAGTATTCATCTGCTGTAGGCCAGTCATCATTCAGCATCAATCCGATCATGACAAAGTCAACAGCATCTTGATACGTTTTCCTGATCATTTCCACCTCATCATCCAGCATCATTTCAATTTCCGTGATCAGCTCATCGTTGTTCATCTGCTTGGCTATATCGAGTAGCCTTCTGAGTGGAGTTTCAGTTAAACATCTTTCCATAGTAGTCATTGATTTCAGATTTGTAATACTTTTCAACGTGTCCTACGTACCGCTCAAAGGCGGTGGAATTGGTGCTGTGTCCACTGGCGAACTTGATGAACCTCTCAGGTACTTTGTTATAGATCATCGTGGTGATGGCGGTCTTCCTGAGCAAGTGAGGGTGGACCCATTCCCATAATGGCTTGGAAACAATGAACTCTTTTCCCCGAACATCTACATCTGCAACAGATACGATCTCGTGAAGGTCATCGTACATCCGGAAAAAGTCTTTCATTCCCTTATAGACAACCTCTCTGTCAGGCTGGATGGAATAGATCCGCCCGTGCCTTGTCAGGTTCTCCCGATAGATGTCGGAAAGGAACTTAGGCAGTGGCATCTCCGAGTACACACCAGTCTTCTCATTCTTTTTGCGGAGGTAGACAATATCCTTAGTCAAGATCAGATCTTTTTCTGTCAGACTCATGGCGTCTCCGATCCTCAAGGTTGTGATCAGAATGGTGGCGCTGATCTCCCACAAAAATTTCTGCTCGGGGGACAGCTTATTGTACATACGATCATCATCATTGAGAAACTTACGAACAAACTGGTGATCGAATACCACGATGGCTTTCTGATGGCTGTCCAGTCTCTGTATTTTAGGGATAGAGAAGAACAAGCGATCTGCCCAGTACTTGGTAATGATACCAGTCATGTTCATGATCTCGGATCTGCTCTTGATGGCCAGTCCACGATCGATCAGATAGTCCTCGTACTTTTTCCAGTAGTTGGCGAAATCATCAGCCACTTGTCGTTTCTTTTGGGCATCCCAGTTTGGATCGATGTGGTAGTCTCTGATATCCATTGGCTTGTAAAAGTGGGAGTACTCGTTGAGTAGGTTTGCCACGTACCTATAGATATCAATCGATGCCTTAGAGTAATGCTTCTTGCCATTAGACTTTACCTCGCCAGTTACCATGTACTTGATGTAGCGCATGAATAGATCATTGAGGATATAAGTCTCAGTCTCCGGCAGTTCGGGGGGCTTTTCTTCAAACAGCTCACGTACCTTTTTAAAGTCTCTATGTTCGAGATAAAGTTCTGTGAGTCTTATTCTTGTTCTTGACAGATCAGCATTCAGTTGGGCAACCTCTGCTGTCCTGCCCTTAAACTCGCCATTAAAGCGAAGGTGAGGGTAGATTGTGATGCCAGTTGATATCCTATAGGATTCACTCCCATCCGATATTCTTGCTTGTACAACCCGACCTCTTGCATAAAACGTAATCTTCATAATAGAGGGTTTAAATTGTTATTAGAGTGCAATATATCTAAAATAGTGACACAATTTCCACCTCATGAAGACCAGTGTGCATAACAATATTATCAGGCTTTGGCGAATGGTTTTGCTCATTTCAGCACACCAAATCAGCACACCTTTACGTAATTAGTTGATTTTCAATTACTATCTACTTAACATAATATACGGTGCGTGCCGTTGGGTATTGCAAAGTAGTTGATTCTATTGACTTTGCAAAGTTATCCTCAGAATTATCATCACACTTTTACACTACCATAACAGACCTCATCATCGTTAAAATTTTCTCTGTGCTGAGTAGTTCTGATGAGTCAACAATGCGTTTACAGAGGTGATCATAAAGATCGGCATAATCATCGATATCTCGATATCTATTTGGATGATCTTTGAGGTGGTGAATAATTGTCGTATGGTGAAGGTTCAGTAAACCCCCGATCTGAGTGATAGTTCGGGAGTGATACCTTCTCATGACGTTAACAATGGCGCACTTGATGTTGATGATCTCCCGTCTGCGAGATCTTGTGTAGGTAATGTCAAGACCAGTAAAATCTTTTGCCAGTTCAACAAGTTCTTTAAATTTTTGATCCATTTTTATTTTTTAAAAGGTCAATAACTAAGTCGCACATTTCTTCATTAATCCTTCTCAGGGACTCTATAGTTATCCTTCGTTCTTGTACGGACATTGAGTCTAACTTCGAGAGAGCATCGTTTATCTGTCTGAATATTTGCATTACTTCCTTGTTCATATAGTTTTAGTTTTTCTTCAGGGTATCCGAGTTGTCGGTGGATATGAATCATCCATTCATTGAAGGTCATTAGTAATAAATTTTAACGTAATCTCCGACCACTTCAAAGGTGATCCGAAGGTTCTCGAAATAGAGACATCTACCCATGTACTGCTGGGTATAGAAACCGATCTTGGGTTCTTCATCTCTTTGGCAGATGAGTTGCAGTTCCCCCGATGGTTCGGGAGAACTGAACCCATCCAGTCCCCAAGAGAATGACACTCCATCTTCGATTCTACTCATAATCTGTCGAAACTTTGTCATTCAATACTGCTTTTGCTATGTTAATAATCTCATCAGCCAGTTCAGTCTCAGCCAGTAATCCTGACTGACCCTCCTCAAAGTGAAGGATTTCTACCGACCTAAATCTTGCTGACAATTTATGGATGTCGTAATGTTCTCCATCCATGTCTGCGTCAACGAAGATCTCTATGTCTTCGCCATTGACTGGGTATTCAAATCGTACTTTCATAAGTTTACTTCTATGGTTTTGAGGTAGCCGTTTCCTTTGTTGAGGATGGCTTCTTCCCGTGAATTGAATGCTTCGCTGGTTACGATCTTGCCTGCCCATCTTTTTACGTTCACGTAGATGGTGTTGACAAGGTCGTTCTTGGATCTGTACTTGCTGGCGTAATTCCCTTTACGATTCCAAGTCAGTTTCTTGCCATCTACCTCTCCAACGTAGCAGTTGAGTTCCTTTACGAACGTGAGGTTCTTTACTGGTCTTCCTTCTCTTGTGTGCATGGTTTTGTATGTTCGGATATTCCCCCGAACTGGGTTAAAAGTTGCCTTACCTTTTCCCCTAATTCCATATTGTTAGGGGTGTCTAAGATTAGTTGTACTGGGACAGCGATATAGTCCATGATTAAATTTTAGCACCCATCCGAGGATTCGAACCTCGACCTCTGCCTTTGGACGGCATTATTCTACCATTAAAATAGACGGGGAGGATAGCGTCCTATCCTATATGCGATCGGATATAGTTAGTACCGATTTGGCTTTTTTATATGCGATGGGGTATAGTATTGCACTATTGACAAGAATAATCTGAATTGCATATAAATATTTACCATAATGTGCGACATAATGCACAGTAACACAAATTATGTTAGTGTGCAGATTTTAGTTTATTTAATGGGTAAATTGTATATCACAATTCTTCGAAAATGAATGACAAATGTCAAGTTTTTTGTGCAATTTACTGGACAAATCTGCCAGTTTCACTACCTAACTATGTCACAAATTTTTGCTGTTTTTGTGACAAAAAAACCCCTTCAACGTAGACACGTTCGGGGGTGGAAAACACACACTAAAACGAAGACATCAAAAATTCCTTTCGCCACTCATCCTTAATGCACGGCTCAATGTCTTCCCACAAATAATCTCTCATCAGTTCTTTTATCTCTCTTTCTTCCCGATCGCCTCGTTCCCAAGTACTATGGACATCCGATCTTCGGTACTCAAAGTTGTGGCTGTGGATCAGTTCGATCAGCCTACTAAATTTTTCATCTTCCATATTTCTCATGACTTTTATTTCGGTATGGTAGTCTAACATTAAGGACTGGATGTGTTCTATTTCCACCTTGGTTAACACTATCCCAAGGTCAACGCATTTACTTATCATTGTTCAACTGGTTTCATTCCATGATATTCATCTCCAGTCAACCTCTTTTTTTCTCCGTCAAAGAAGGTGACATCGTAAACGATGTTCTGACCACCCAAGTAGACTTGCTCTACCTTGGCGACCTTGCCTCTTCCGCTGTAAAATCTAACGTCAAATGTTTTGGTAATTGTCTCTCTCATTGGTGTGTGGTTTAGTGAGGAACTGGCGGTGATATCGCTTCACCTTCGGCCTTTCCTGCCAGTTCGGGGGTAATTAATCTTCCCAAGCAGTGATGATCTTCTCCCCAGTAGAATCATCCAAGTAAATAGTCCAATCTCCAATCGTTACATAGAGGGACTCATCGGATCGAATATCGATCGTGATGCCATTAATAATCATTTCCATAGTGTGTGGTTTTATAGTAATTAACTGAATATTGAAATGAACCTTTAGTGCCTTTCTTTACTTCATGTCGGGATGGAACATAGTTTCCATAGTAGTCTTTATGCCCCATTGCAGAAAGCATACAAGCCCCACATTCGATCAGATGCATAGCCTCCCTTCCGATTGACCCTTCCATCCTCCATGCCATACCCGTGTCGATTAGGTGTTGGATGTAGTCATAGCCTCGCTCAATTTGGAGTCTTTTGATTGTTTGGTAGTTCATGTGTGTGTGTTTTGATGAGGACTGCCTCGCCTAACGAGGGCGAATGATAGCGGTCTATCGGGCAGTTCGGGGGTATTATCTACTAACAAATACTCCGTTTTTTGTATACTCTACCTTGTATCCATTTTTTATCAGTTCAGCATAGTATTCAGACTTCGGCATGATATAACCATCTGCCCTTCGGAATCCGCATCTGCATTTTCCGGTGGATGTCTTCAACTTAATTGTGGACTTTTTAGTTAGTGCGTTGTCGTTCATTTTTTCAGTTTTTTGTGGTAAAGTGATGCAAAGATGATGTTCGCAAGTGCGAAGGCGGTGATGGTTGAGATGATTACCATGTTATTCCGAGGATTTGTTTTCCAATGGTGGTTACTTGGCGGTCCATGCCCATCATGTAGAGGGTAATGAATCCGATCTGAATTGTCAAGGCAAGGGTGACGATGGCGGTCATTGCTTTTAGAACTTTCATGTGTGTGTGTTTTGATGAGGAACTGAGGGCAGTATCGCTCTGCCTTATCCACTCTCTCAGTTCGGGGGATTACTTTGAAATTTCAGCATCCATTAAGTAATCGTGAATGCAGTCCAATTCAGACTTGTTTAAATCGTTGTAGTCACTTACAAGGAAGGATTCGTACATCTTGATGGCATCTGCCCATAGGTAGTCAAGTTCCCTCTCGTTTCGGTCAGGCAGTGACATTGCCATGCAGAAGACCCCGTAACTATTCATGTAGCTCCTGTGCATTGCTTGGTCAAAATCGGTTGTGTCAATTTTATACATTTTTGTGTGGTTTTGATGAGGACTGCCTCCTGTCACGAACAGGATGCCATCAGAATGGGGGCAGTTCGGGGGATTACATATTCCCTGCTAAGACAAGACCAAAGGCAAGGACGACCAATACGATCATCAAGTAAGTAAAGTCTCTATTTTTCATGCATAAAGGTTTGGGTTATTCAATTGCATCCTCAGTAGAAAGGTGCGGTACATTTGTCTCGCCTCCCTTATTGAAATGCCATACAATTCGACATATTGGCGGACTATCTTGTCATCGATAGTGAAGGTCTTTCTGACCTTGTTTTTTCTGCTAAATACGGGTCTCATTGGTGTGTGGTTTAAATAGTTACAAATTCGGGTTCTAACTTGCTTGGCGATGGGTAGATGTAGAAGAATAAGTTCGGGAACTTCTCCTTCAATGCATTAGCCTTTTGTTCGGCATCTTTTCGTTTGTCATAAAATCCATGAGTTCCGATTTCATTGTAGTTACCTTCTTCAATTACGTGGTAGTATACTTTCATCGTGTGTGGTTTTGATTGGGAACTGAGCAGGGAATCGAACCCTGCTTACAACCATTCAGTTCGGGGACTTATTCGTTAGGATATATGGTATAATCCTCACCATCTACATTCATCTGCTCCAACTCTTGGTCATACGCAGTTCCATTGTCTACCATTTCGAGGTACTTTGCTTCTGCCTCTGCCTGAGAACTGGCTTCAATAGTCAACCATGTGGTGTACGTTCTTTGTTGTTTGATTTGATACTTCATTGTGTGTGTGTTTGGTTAAGACCACCTTGCGGTGGTTTCGGCTACTCTAAGCCTCATCAGTTAACCTTGCAGTTCGGGAATTTCAATCGTCTGCTCTTCCAACTTCGATAGTGGTAGCTTATTTGAGAATACCCAACCGAATTCATTGGACATTTTCGCCATCCATTCACGACCTTGTGGGTTATTGGCTACATACCCATCAGCGAAAGGCTTCTCAGTACGTATTGAATTGTCGTAGTATTGGACACGAACAAAAGGGGAGTTGACCATGCTTCCGGAATAGGATACTTCGTTGATCAACTTTATGCCTTCCGGTATCGTATAAATGGCGAAAAGTTCGGGGTAGTCATTGATGGAATTGAACCTCTCAAGGAATACCACATCATTGTACTTTTTGTAGCGGTTGACTACCCTTACCCATTCGCTTTGATTGTAGTCACTTTTGGAGTGGTTCAGTACTTCATCGAACGTTAACTCTCTAACTTCCATGATAGGAAGCGGTGTGGTGAATGTCAGTTTCATGTGTGTGTGATTTAGTGTGTTTCGCCATTCTGTGGCTCATCAGTTCGGGAGAAATACCCGAAGACACACTCTCATCAGTCACCCTCACGGGTACGCTTTCTGCCGAAGCAGAGACATTGGATACCCAAACGATAAATCAGATTGGGTAGCGGCTGATGGGTTACTTTCGATGTGACGTGCCTTGTCGTGGTGGATGTCAGTGCATTGATGGGATTGATTACCCATTGTTGACTCTCCGATTGTGGGTTGCCATGGGGCAGAGCCGATGTCCCGATTTCGGTTAACACATTCAGTCGATTTCACTCCAATAAACAAAGAACTTTTTTGTACTTAGAAATTTTGCACTTACACTCTACACCTCATCCGATATTTTCCCTTGCGGTGGTTTCGTTATGTGGTTGCATTTAGACTATTGCACTCAGGCAGTCGCACCATTACTTCAGAGCGGTTGTAAGCGGAAACTTCAAAGAACTAAAGTAGTGACTAACTCTCTACTTTCGAGAGTAAAATTGCAAGGAAAATATTTATCCGCAAAATGTGGACTAAGTATTGACAACGAAAAAGAGAATTTAAAATCTCTACAAATCAGTCATATCAACAACGAAAACGTTTTCGTAAGTTTTAGTAAAAAAGTTTAAAAGTACTTTCTAAAAACTCTCGATTATAGCGTGTTGAGGTGATTATTCAACCTTGATTGGTCTATAAAAAACATATGGCAGAGTGCGACAACTTCGGGGTCTTCTTCGTTCTTATACTGCATCAGAAGACGGAGGAATTCGACCTCACTTTTGCCCTCAATTTCTATTATTAATTGCTTCAAGTCTTTAAGTACTTCTGCTTTGGCGGATTCAAAATACGTGTTCATGTGGTTAGATTTGGGAGGCGGAAAATACATTACAAAATACTCCCATGATTACGTGATTTCCCGTAATGAAAGTGGGGCAGTTCGGGGGCATCAAAGCCTCTTATTAAGTAGATACCTACGTATAGCAGACAAGTACTCCCGACCAAGAGGAGCAAGAGAAAGTTTATAGTCTTGTATATGTATAAGAGAGAGGGAAGAGAGAGTATTAACCGAATTGTATAACGCCCCAACACTAATTGGATGTCCCATTCGTTTGGCATGGCGTTGAACTCCAGACTGACGGATGCCTTCGGGAAGGTATGCAATGGAGTATAGGACAAAGATATCACTGGCCGAAAGTTCTGGAAGGTCGAACCTTCGAGATACTTTGATAATGGCAGAGGGCATGAGAAAAATATACTTATTCAACTTCATGGGTCGGAAAGGATGAAAAGAAGGGGCGGCAATTGTAACATGACGTTCACCGCCACCTTGTGTGGTTTTTCAGTACTATCGTTGATGTTTTTTATCGTTTGTCTGCATCCATTTTCCCCTTCCGATTTGCATCCCTTCGGACTCATTGCATCCACTTGCATGATGCACATGATTAAGGCCCAACCGATTAGCATTTCGGGTACGTTAATGGTGCATTAATTTTGTGTGCCGAAAACCGATTTCGGGATGCCCAAATTGACCCCCACCCGATGCGCAAATCCGACTCCGCAACCGCACGCCACACCCACCATTTATATGCATTACCCCCACAATTCATCCACACAAATCCTATTTCTCCAACCAGATCCTACCAACCACAGAACCCACGACTTTTTGAATGGGCCTGTGAGGTCATTACAGGCGATTCTAGGCGGTCTCTATGTTTAATCAGCAGAGATATTGCGGCAATAACAACCGCCATATTCTTGGTTTATTAAACCTGTAGAACAGGCAGGATTCGAACCTGCAAAGGCAGCTACAACCCTATTCACTTTGTAAGGGGAGCACATCCTACGTACCATACGCCACTGTTCTATGTCCCAAGCTTCACTTGATGCGTCCAGCAAGGAGCGGCTTGGTAATCCACCATAACTTATGCCTTTGGCTATTCGTTTGCGTGGAAACAAGACCACTGAAGTGTGCTTCGCAATCCTATTCGATACTATCTCAAGGCAATTGGAGAGGCATCGTGGTACTGTTGATGCGAAGATAAACGGCTAACTCTCGATATTATTGTTTTATGAACATCTGAGGATAACTCGTAAACGATAATAGAGAGTGAAGTAATTTCGCCATTCTGGTTCTACCTGCTAGGGTAGGGGTCCAGTCAAAACCCCAAGCTAGGTTTATCCGAGGACGGAATGTTTAAGCTGATAGCAGGAGCGACAGAGATCAGACTCTCTGACCGAAAGGTAGCTATGACCCGGGACGTGGGTTCTCAATGGTGATAGTTTTAACGAATAGGGTTACTTCCTTTTAAGCGAAGCTTTACCCGAACATGAATAACTCATGGTGATAGTTACTTATAAATACTAGTTATGAAGAATAAGTTAGGTGTTAAGAATAGCTTAGTGAATAACATTAATGCCAAGAAGAAGGCAGGAACCTCTAAGCCTAAGAGTAAGTCTACAGTAAGTAAAGAAGCCTACGACAAGATGAAGAAGGGCTGGAAGTGAAAAGGCACGTCAAGATTTACTTGGATTACTATGGCTATACTGGCGATGAGTTTATTAGCTGTGAGGTCTGTGGCTCCCGAGCTGTTGACATTCATCATATTGATTGCAGGGGTATGGGCGGCAGCAAATCTAAAGACAAGATCGAGAATTTAATGGCCCTTTGTAGATCCTGCCATCTTGAGTATGGCGACAAAAAACATTACATTGAGTTTCTTACTGATATTCACAAAAAAGTAGTACAAAAGTAGTTTGATATTCATTAACATTTATTTAGTGAATAACTCTCTATTTTAGCGGTATGATTACACTACTTCTCGTTTTGATTGGTTCTATACCAACGCCAGCAGGATACACTAGGGTTAAGACAGATGACTTTGGTACTCACATCAGGAACTACAGACTTAAAGAAGACAAGACAGTCTATTTATATAATGGACAAAAAAAGGTAAACCAGACTGCCCAGTATGCTGTACTTGACATTCCGGTTGGAATCATGGACTTGCAGCAGTGTGCTGACGCTGTCATGAGGATCAGGTCTGAGTATCTTTTCAGAAATAAATTACCGATTTGCTTCTACGATAATAACAGAAAGCCATTCCATTTTAGCGGAACAACTCTGGGTCACCTCGACAAATATCTTGAGGTAGTCTTCAGTAGGTGCAACTCCGCTAGTCTGGAGAAGCAGATGGTCAGGAAGAACATCAGGGATATGCAGATCGGTGACGTCTTGATCAAGGGTGGATTCCCGGGTCATGTAGTTATAGTCGTTGACATGGCGGTAAATGCTAAGGGAGAGAAAGTTTATATGTTAGCACAGAGCTATATGCCAGCTCAGGATATACATATTCTTAATGGCGAGAACGGTCCTTGGTATACACTGAAAGAGGGTATTATAGACACCCCAGAATACACGTTCTATTCTAATCAGCTTATGGGTTGGTGAGGATAACTAATAGTATAACTCCTCTCTATTATAGAGAATGCTAAGTAATTTAGCATTATGGTTTCTCCAACTAAGATTCTTATCAAGGTTAAGAAGCGATTTCAAGATGAGGTCGACTTCAATGGCGGTAAGATGTATATAGATCCGAGCTACCGTCCAGAGTGGAATGCATTCCCTTACGGAGAAGTCCACTCAGTTCCTTTACGCAATCCTTTTATCTCGGACGACTTCCATTGTAATGTTCAGGTTGGCGACAGGCTTTACGTCAACTATGTGGTCCTGACGGACGACTCCAATCATGTTGATGGCGACATCTGGTGTGTTGACTATTATATGGCACTGGCTGCTGTTCGGGGGGATAAAGTTATTCCTGTTGGAGAACACATATTGATTGAGCCGATAGTAGAGGAGAAGAAGAGTACGATAGAAATACCAGAGATGTCCAAGAAAATTGTGGTGAATAGGGGTAAGGTATTCTCATCCAACGATCCGGAAATTCCGAACGGTTCAACTGTAAGCTTTGAGCATGTTGGGATGTTTGAAAATGAGATTGAGGGTAAGAAGCTCTTTGTAATGTATAACTCAAACATACTCTGCATACATGAATAAGAAGGACGTAAAGTATATCAAGCAGATAGCTGATAGGCTTCCAGTGGTATTTGACCAGACTGTCTCTGGGTACTACGAGGATTATAATGAAGAGGGCGAGATGCAGGTGTTTCCAAACATAGTAAACCATCCGGTTAATCATGTTCGCAGGATGAGGAAGGCTTACGAGAGTCTGGGCATGGATGGGATTAGGACTTACTTGGAAATGATTCATAAACTTCAAATACAAAGAAATGAGAATTTTCGACAGCAAGAACTATCGGTGGTACCTGAAGATCTACGAACCGACACTGGATCTCTGGATTCTGGAATTGACTCTGAGAATACCGTACTGGATAAAACGGGAGAGTCTGGAGTTGGTAAGAGAAAGAGAAGAAAGAACAATAAGGGAGATAACTGAGTTCTTTGATGCTAGACTGCCAGACACCAAACGGAAAAAAGTTCATAAGTCACCAGCTAAGGACACAAAGGCTCCTAGAAAAAAAGGGGTATAAGTTCTTTAACATGTCATCAGACTCGTCAAAGGCTGATGTCCTGATAGCCAAGGAAGTTGAAGGAATGTTTGTACTGTGTGGAGTTGCCGAGATTAAGAGCCGTGAGATGGCTGGTAGTGTACCGCTGACTGTAGAATATCTCAGATCCAATGGCGGATATCTAATAACAAACGACAAGCTACTGTACGGATCTGATGCAAGTCAACTCTTTGGTGTACCATTTTTTATAATTGTCAACTTATTAATTGACAAAAAGATCCTGATCTGGAAAGTTACTGACGATCAGGGTCTTTATCTGTTTGACTTTGAGACTAAGAATACGTCAACGCAGATGACCTGCAATGGCGGAACGATAACCAGACCAAACTCCTTCCTGCCTGTAGACAAGGCGACTATAATTGAGTACGAAGAATACTAACAGGATAGGGGATACCGCTGAGTTCCTGTTTGATGCCAGAGCGGTACAGAGGGGTTTTGTCGTTAACAGGCCAATACATTCTGGTACTATATACGACAGGGTTATTGAAAGTGGCGGTAAGTTCTTTAAGGTTCAGATCAAGTGTCTAACTAAGAATCATCACCGTGGTGGTGTTATAGTAAATCTAGTCAGAAAGAACAATGACAGCTACCCTACAGATAAGGTTGACGTCATAGCTGTTTACCTTCTTCACAGAGATAAGTGGCACTTCTTTAAAAACACAGGAAGTAGAAGTATATATATAGGTAGGAAGGATAAACAAGAAAACTGGGACATATTCTATGAGGAGGTTTAAAATAACATACAAGCGTTTTAAGAAGGTCTGGGGATATGCAGACCTTACTAAGAACGAAATCTCCATTGATGACCGTGCCAAGGGTAAGAAACATTTAGAGATTCTGATACATGAGACCGTACACCTTCTTTGGCCAGACGCCAGCGAAGAGGAGGTTGTCAAGAAAAGCATCATCCTCACCAATACTCTGTGGCACGAAATGTACCGCAGGGTTGACGATAGAAATAATATACCACTTCAAGACGGAACAATATGAAAGAGAGATTTACAAAACTTCCAGCATACTTCTACGAGGACGGTAGGATATGGTTCCATGACCTATGGATGAACCTGTTTCAGGTAGAAGGATTTATTGAGACAGACATTGAGTACAAGTCTCCTGAAGGAGATGAGGTTACTACCAACGGGACAAAGGTGTTCTGTAAGTCTGGTATGGAGTACGATGTATATATGCCTGTAGAGGAGTTCTTGGAGTTGATGTCATAATTCACCCCCTGTTTTCCACACCCCCGAACTTGGCCCATTCTAACTTTGCTATTGCATGAAAGTGTTGTCCTACATCAAGGGGAACGATGGTTCCTCATATCATAGGGTAACCATGCCAAACCGAACTATCGATGCAGAGATCAGAGAGGTGGCAGAACTAACAGAGCCAGACTTGGCTTGGTGTGATATTCTACACTTCAGTAGGCACACAATAGTAGCTGCAAGATTTCTGGACGAACTAAAGAGGAAGCATGGTTTTAAAGTCATTCTAGACAATGATGACTGGTGGGAGGTACATCCTGACCATCCGAAGTATTATCTATGGACCAAGAGTAATACTGCACTTCAGGTCAGGTCACACATGATGTATTCTGATGCAGTCACTTGTACGCACGAGCGGATGGCTGATGCGATCAGGGTTTACAACCCTAACGTGTACGTGATACCTAACGCCTTAGATTATGGCAAGGGTCAGTTCAGGTACAAGAAACAAAAGACTAGTGATAAGGTTAGGTTGTTATACGCCAGCACTATCATGAACTATAGCAACACGGCAATCATTGCCGGGGCGATGAAAAAGCTTAAACATCTCAACATTGAGATTGTGATAGCTGGTCATCACGACAGTCCGCTCTTTGACATACTGGTTAAGAACTTAACTGCAGACGGTGAGATACCTCACAGGTTTACGAAGTGGTCTAGTCCTGATAATTATATGTCAGGATACGAGGGCGATATCGGAATACTTCCGAGTAAGCCCACAAAATTTAACAGCTATAAGAGTAACCTGAAGGTATTAGAGTATGGAGCCCTAAAGATTCCAGCAGTGGTATCCGAATGTGATCCTTACTTAGGTATGGATGTCAACTATTTCAATGGCGAAAATTCTTTTGTCGAACATGTGACTCGCTTGGTTGAAGATCCTTTATATAGGGTTAAAAGAGGGGAGGATTTATACAAATTCTGTAAGCATAATTATAACCTAGCTGACTACGCAGACCGTAGGCTATCGATATATAAAGAAGTATATGGACTACACTAAGATGGAATTTGACCCAACTGTCAAGAAATCCTTGACAACTGTATATCCTAAACTTAAGGATATCGTTGGTTCGGGGGATGACAAGATGTTGAGATATGTATTATTAATGTACGATGTCAACAGTCCACTACGTCAAAACTATCCTGAGCTTGGTAAAAGAAAACAGTTTGCTGCATCGATGGCCGGATATGATTTGGCTAAGGATGATGTAACTGCTCTGTTTGATTTTAAGATCAATGAAGAGCCATACGAGGAATTGCTAGATATGATCATCAATTACCTAAAGTACCAGAACAACTGGGTTTGGGCGATGATCGTCAGCAATGAGCAGGCATTCTTTGAATACAATAGGAGGGTAATGATGCCAGTTGAAGGTAATAGGGATAAGGATATCCTTCAGGCCATCAGCATCAAGACACAGATCATGAACTCACAAGACGAGATATATCAGCGCCTACTGAAATACTATCGAGACCTGAGCGGTGGAGACGCATCGCTTGAGGAGTCAATCACCACAAGAAAAAGGTTAAGACCGGAATCAATAGCAAATGGAGTTGTATAAAAAATGTTCGACCTGTAAAGTGACTTTTAGTATTACCGATTTTAATAAAGATCGTAGAACTAAAGATGGCCATACGCCTCAGTGTAGGTATTGTAGGATAAAGGCAAAAAAGTTACACTACGATTCAAACAGGGAGAGAATATTGGCTGACAAAAAGAAAGAGTATAAAAAAACAGCTGATAAACAGAGAGCTAGAAGCATCAAATACTACTACGATAATAAAGATTCAGTAAGGAAAAGGCAAGCTAAATACCTGAAAGAATACAGATCTAGGGATGAGAATAGAATAATTCATAATGTAAGATCGAGGGTAAGATTTGTTTGTAAGGGTATTGAGTTACCCAAGACAAAAATGAAATATCTAGGATGTACTGGTAGTGAGTTAAAGGCATACTTAGAAAGTCAGTTTATAGAAGGAATGACTTGGGATAATTATGGTACTGTTTGGCATGTTGATCATAAACTACCTCTGTCTTGGATAGATGTATATCATGAAGGAGATAGGTCGTTTGCGTTTTCATACAAGAATTTGCAGCCAATGTTTGCTGTGGATAATATTAGAAAAGGAGGAAGAAGGGCAGATGTTCAATCCAATAGATAACGGATCTACAGAAGAGATTCAGGGTCTTGTCTGTAACCTTCCGCCAGCCGGAAAGGTTTACAATGTTTTGACTGGACAGGTTGAACCAAGGCTGATACTATCAAGATCTCCCAAAGCAAAAGAACAATACTGGGAAACAGTTAAGCTCCCTAAAGATTATGTGAAGCTAAGAGAAAAGGAGACTGCCAGACAGATGGAAGATAAAGAGTTCTTCGATCCTGTACTAGAGCAGTTTAGAACTGAAGAGTGGGACAGGAGACTAAATGGAGTCTGGTTCTATAACAATGGCGTTCCAACCTATCTAACAGGCTTACACTACTTCTACTTAAACTATTGGAATCTAGATACTGGCGTACCAAAGTACAGGGATACAGACAGGAAGTACTTCTACTTCTTGCAGTACTGTATAGAAGACCCTGAGTGTTTTGGTATGGTAGAGATTACTAAACGTAGGCAGGGTAAGACATTCAGGGGTGGAGTATTCCTCTACGAATATACCTCTAGGACTAAGAATGCAAGAGCAGGTGTACAGTCCAAAACTGGCTCGGACGCCAAGGAGGTTTTTCGTAAAGCAATAATCCAACCATTTAAGAAACTACCCGACTTCTTTGTTCCGGTGTACGATCAGTCAAAGGGATTGACTCCAACATCAGAGCTTAGGTTTTTTAATACGGTAGTAAAAGGTAAGAAGGCTGCCAGCATTTTGGACGAGGATGAGCTGGAAAGTATGATCGACTGGAAGTCATCAGATGCTATATCGTATGACGGTCAGAAGTTGCAAAGATACTTAGGTGATGAGGTTGGTAAGACGGCAGAGATAAATGTGTGGGAAAGATATCTGGTGACTAGGTATTGTCACTTGGATGATGAAGGTAAGATCATAGGTAAGTGTCTTCTGACAACAACAGTCGAAGACATGGAACAGGGTGGTGCGCCTTTTAAGAAGATCTGGGATAACTCGGATCATACCAAGAAGACTGGCAAGAGGACTCCTTCAGGATTGTATAGGTACTTCTGTCCATCGGATCATACTAGGTACTACGATCAGTATGGACTGGCGGATAGAGACAAAGCTCTGGAGGAGATACTGGACGAGAGGAAGCTACTGACAAATGACCCCCGAGCTCTCAGCGCTGTGATCCGTAAGGAGCCACTAAGTTGGGAGGAGGCGTTCAGGATAGACGGATCTAAATGTCTGTACAACGCCATGAAGCTGAATGAAAGGCTTGACAGGTTAAGCTGGAAAGAGAACCTAACAACAAGGGGAAACTTTGTTTGGCAGAATGGGGAGAGAGATACCAGAGTAATCTGGGAACCAAACAGGCAAGGACGATGGGAGATTGTAAAGCTCTTTGATACTGACGAAGAAAGTAACAGGTATGTTAAAAAGGGTGAAAGCTACTACCCGAACAACAGTGGATTTGTAATGGGTGTTGACCCTATCGACCACAACCAAACTCAGGACGGAAGAAGATCTAACGGTGCGCTCATGGTACTCCAGAAGTTTAACTCAGCCAAGGAGAACGATACGTACAACTACGCATTTGTTTGTAAGTATATGTACCGACCTGAATCTGTTCAGGTTTTTTATGAGGACGTACTGAAGACTGCAGTGTACTATGGATGTCAGATCCTGTTCGAGAACCAGAAAATTGGAATCATGCACTACTTCAACGACAGGGGTTATGGCAACTTCTTGATGTGGTTGCCGGACAGAACTCAGCCGGGAATAGCTGCATCACCAAAGACACACCAACACATAGCAGAATTGACAGAGAGTTATATAAATGACTACTGCGACAAGCTATACTTCAAGGATGTTATTCAAGAGCTACTTGAATTTGACATATCAAACACAACCGCATATGACGGAGCTATGGCACTAGGCTATGCTCTGATCGGAGACCAAGTAAAAGTAAACAAACGAGACAAGTCAGAGATAAGAGAGGTAACAGAGTATTTCAAGTCATATAAACTTTAAAAGTTCGAGATGAACAACGCAACAGATTTTCCTAGCCACCTCATTGATCCTAGAGAGAAGAACAGAGAATGGATCTTACAGTACGCCAAGGCAGCTTGGTCTAGCTGGAGCAACGACAACCCAAGAGAAATTTTCTATAACGCCAGATATAAGTACGAGGTCTATAAGCATTATGCTATGGGCCAGCAGTCCATCAGTAAGTATAGACCATTGATGGGTATTGATGAGGAGTCTAAGGAAACTTGGTTGAATGTTGACTGGTCTGTTATTCCCATCGTTCCAAAGTTTAGGAGAATTGCTTTGGGCAAACTCTCTAAAGTAGATTATAATATCGTAGCTACACCAGTAGATGCTCTAGCCAATGAGGAGACAGAAGACTACTTCGCCAAGGCTAAGACTAAGATTATCATGCGTGAAGAGGCGGCAAAGATAGACCCCGAGCTGCTGGATTCTCCTGCCTTGCAAATCACTCCCGGTGAAGCTCGTGACCTAGAGGAGCTGGAGATGCAGATGAAGTACACATTCAAGCATCAAATGGCTATAGAAGCTGAGCAGGGTATCAAACTTGTTCTTGAGCAGAACCAAGCTGAGAAGCTGAGGGAGCAAGTTCGGGAGTCATTGTTCGACTATGGAGTTGCCGGATACAAAGAGTATATAGATTCTAATGGCGCCATCAAGATCAGGACAATCAACCCAAGAAACATCATCATCAACCACTGTAAGAAGAACGACTTTTCTGATGCTTCATATGTTGGTGAGGTTATCGAGATGACCATTTCAGATCTCAAGCAGATGGCTGGTGATCAGTTTACAGCTGAAGAGTATGAGAACATAGCCAAGAATGTTTTAGGCAAGTACGGTAATCCAAGGGAATGGCCTTCTTCACTTTCTATTTATAATAAAGGTTATGACAGGTTTAATATTCGAGTACTCGACATGGAGTTCTTCTCCGTTAATGAGATGGTGTATGAGCACAGAATCGACAGGCGTGGAAATCAAGTATATGCTCGAGCCAAGTACGAAGACAGAAACAAAAGAAAAGATAAGTTTGAGCGTGTTGCCTATAAAGTAGTATACAAAGGGAAGTGGATCATCGACACTAATCACATCTTTGATCACGGACTTTGTACTGACATGAAGAGGACTAAGTCTTCTCTCATGGATACCAAGCTTAGCTACCACCTTTTTGCTCCAGAGTTCTGGGACATGAAGTCTGTTGGTATGATGGAGCAGATTATCCCGATCGCTGATGCTATTCAAATTGCTTGGTACAGATTACAGAACGTAATCAACCAGTCAAGACCTAAGGGCATCATGATCGAGATGGGAGCTTTGGAAGATATTCCAATGGGTGCTGGCGGTAAGAAGCTTTCTCCAATGAAGGTTCTTGACCTGTATAATAAGACAGGTACACTTGTCTACAGGAAAATGGATGCTCAGGGTAGGCAGACCAACTACAGACCAATCGAAGAATTGGAGAATGGTCTTGGCCGTGACGCCATGAACTATTGGCAGTTAATTCAGAATCATATCCAGATGTTGAGAGACATCACTGGTATGAATGAGATGACTGACGGTTCTACTCCTGATCCAAGGACTCTTACCACAGTTGCCAAGCTCGCATACGAGGGAACTAACAACGCACTTGCTAATATCGTTGGTGGTGAAAAGAAGTTGCTTGAGGCACTTTCAAATGATATTATTCTTAGACTTCAGGATGTTGCTTCAATGGGAGAGGTTAAAGGTTATGTAAGGGCTCTTGGTGGGAATACTATGAAGTTCTTTAAGATGTCTTCCAATGTTGCACTGTATGAATTTGGAATCTTCTTAGAAGATAAACCAACAGATGATCAGAGAGCTATGCTAATGCAGCAGGTTCAGGCTGGACAGGCTGGTGGTTTGTTGGATATTGAAGATGCCATTATAATCCAAAACACAGACAACCTCAAGGTAGCACAGCAGATACTGGCATATAAGATTCGCAAGAGAAAAGAAGAAGAGGAAGAGAAGGCGATGAGGATGCAGCAGATGAATGCAGAGGTACAAATGCAGTCAGCTCAGGCTGCAGAGCAAGCTAAGCAGCAGACCATTCAGGTTGAAGGACAGGTTAAGTCTCAGTTGATTCAGGTTGAGAAAGAACTCGAAGCTAAGCTTCTCGAGATGAAGTATCAGTACGAATTAATGCTCGAGGAGATGAGGCAGAATGGTAAAGTAAAAGCAAAGAAGGAAGAGAACAAAGGCAAGAAGAGTGTGACCAAGTTGAAAATGGGACAGCCTGAAGAGGAGGAAGAGGATGATGAGATGGAGATGGAAGGAGCAGAGCAGAATGTAGCTCTTCCATTTGCAATGCCACAAGAACAAGAGGAAACAGTTGCTGAAGATGAGAGATACGGTGAGGTAGGATAATTCAGGGTGTGTTTTTCAACACTTTTTCCTATACATATAAAAACTTTGTAAATCCAAATAAATAAACCATGGAAGAGACAATCAATTTCTCAGGCGCCAGTCTTGATGATTTCAAGTTTGGCACTGAGACAACTCCCGAACCAGTTGCTGAACCTGTACATGAACCAGCGTCTGAACAAGTTGCTGAGCCAGTAGCTGAACCAACTCCAGAACCAGTAGCTGAGCCAGTAAAGACTGAGCCGGTTGCTGAAGAGCCAGCTCGGGAGTATCAATTCAAAGACGACTTCATTAAGGGAGTTGTTGAGTTCTATGAAAAGACAGGTGATCTGACTGCATATCTGCAAGCCAAGACTGTTGACTTCGCAAAGATGACTGACGAGGAGGTTATGAGACGTAATCTCCGTGAGCAGTACTCTGATCTGAGTGACAAAGCCTTTGATAGGCTTTACAAGCAGGAAGTAGTTGACAAGTTTAAACTTGACACTGAAGAGTGGGGCGAGGAAGATTCTGAACTAGGCAGAGAATTGCTAAGGGTTCAGGCTGCTAAGCTTCGTGATCAGTATCAGGAATGGCAAAAAAACTTTACGGCCCCGGAACCTAAAGTTAATGAAGAGGAGCAAAGTGCTGCTGAGGAAGCTCAGAAGGTCTTGCAACAATTCGAAGCGCAGGTGCGTAACCATGAACTCACTAAAAGTCTTCTTGATGGAAATAAGCTTACCATTAAGACGGCAGATGGAGAGTTTAATTACGAGCTGCAAAACGCAGAGTCGCTGTTGGATATGACCATCGATAATGATAAGTTCTTTAGCCAGTTCGCTTCTGATGGCGGTCAGCTGGATTATGCTAAATGGTATAAGACCGCAGCATACTCACAGAATCCAGAGTTGTTCGAGAAATCCTTGATCAACTATGGTAAGACGCTAGGAAGAAACGAGGTGACTAAGGAGATCAAAAACCCAAGTAACGCTTCTGTCGGAGATGTGCCAACGGAAAGTTCGGGGGATTTTACATCCGGACTACTGCAGGCGTTTCTGAACAGGGGTATTTCAAAATAATTTAAATCTTTAAACAATGCCCGGTTCAATTGGTGCAATTAACAAGCAGTATGTTTCATCTACTGCATTCCTCGATCAGAGGGAAATCCTTAACAAGGTTCTCGACATTACTAACGAAGAAGCCAGCTTCTTGGACGTGATCGAACTCACTGGCCGTTCTAAGCCTACATCTGTTCCTGAGTATCATCACTTCGTAAACGAAGAGTTGTATGTTCTCGGTACAGTTTCTGCAATCACTGGTTCTGGTACTACAGCTATCACTGCTGACCTGAACACTGCTACTTCTGCTTCTGCTTATCCTTTCATCAATGCAGGTGAACTCGTTTTGTTCCCTGACGGAAAGGTTGGTTATGTTACTGGCAAGTCCGCTAGCAAAACCCTGAACATCCGTAGCATCGATGGTACTAACCTGACCTTGACTGCTAGCCAGTCTATCTCTTTCTTCTCTAACGCAGCTGGTGAAGGTTCTCTTTCTCCTGCCGCTAAGAAGTGGGGATTGACCAAGTACGCTAACCAAGTACAGATCTTCAAAGGTAAGTTCGAGATCACCGACATTCAGAAGGCTTCTAAGGTGGAAGTTGAGTTCCAAGGTAAGCCATTCTTCATGTACAAAGGTCAGCACGAATCTTTGATGAAGTTCCGTAACGACATCTCTGCTGCTTTGATCTTTGGCCGTAAGAGCACTACTAAGTTCGAAGACGCTTCTCCTTCTTTGGTTGATGCTGAAAGCAAGCCAGTACAAACTACCATGGGTCTTGACCAGTATGTTACTTCTCTCGGAAGTGACCTGAGCCTCTTGACTGCAGGTAGCGTTGCTCTTGCTGACGTTAGCGCCCTGACTCAGTTGTTGAACAAGAATCGTGCTCCTCAAGAGTACTTCCTGTTCGTAGGAACTACCCAGAACATTTACTGGGATAATCTCTTCAACAACTTGGGTAACAGTGCCCTGTTGTCTCAAGGTGCTCGTTTCCAGATCGCTGGTAAAGAAGTTGATCTCGGAATCGATACAGTTAAGATCTACGGACGTACTTACTACAAGAAGTACCTGCCAATCCTCGACCACAAGAATATCGTAAACTTCACTGGCGGTTACAACGCTAAGGATGCTGCTTATGGTGTTCCTGCTTCTAAGGTGAAAACCAACGATGGTGGAATGGTAGATCGTATGCAAGTTCGTTACATGGCTGAAGGCGGAACCGACCTGAAGTATCGTGAGATTCTTCTTGGTGGTCTGGCTCCAGTTCCAACCAACGAGCGTTCTGTACTCGAAGTACACTACAGCTCTGTACAAGGTTTGGAAATTCTGGATGCCCAGAACTGCTTCAAGCTGAAGTAATCAATATAGGGAGGGGAGCAATCCTCTCCCTTCTTTTTATAAACAAATAAACTAAGATGAAAAAGACAAAACTATTCAACAACCTGTCCCCCGAACTGATCGCTAAAACCAAACTCAAGCCGGGAGAACAAGTTGTTTACAGGGTTAGCGGCATTACTCCGCATCCTATGGACCCTACAAAGTGGGCTATCCCATCAGCAAAGAATGTTCCGCCAATGGATCAAATATGGGACGAAGCTAAAAATGATTACGTAGATATTGCTGCTGTAAGGGCGGTAGATGCTGAGGGCAACCATACGTTCCATGATCTTTATTTCTACGGCAATCAAGGCGGACACTTGGTTTTATATGGTGGCCGTGCAGTGGATCAGGAAATTCACTCATACCTTACTCTGTGCAACTATAATGGCTCTAACCCAAACAGAGATACGTCTAAAGAGATTGTATTTGAACTGGTGGATGAGGCTGTGAAGTCTGAGAAGGAAAGCAAGAAGCGTAACATGAAGAGGGAAGCTCTTAATGCTGCAGCTGACTTAAGCCCAGAAGAGGTACGTAACTACGTTGCTGCTCTTGGGCAAGATGATACAAGAAAGATTGAGATACTCAGGAATTACCTAGAGGAGCTGGCGGACAATGATCCAGCAACATTCCTCGATCTTATCAATAACAAACAAGCCGTTATGAAGGCCACAATCAATAGAGCTATCACCAAGGGTGTTATCAATTTTGATGCTGAGCAATCCAAGTTCTCTTGGCCTAACGGAGAGGCTATCCTTACCACAGCCAGAACAACTGGTGGTGATGCCGTTGACGAGCTACTTAGCTATTGCGTGAGCTCAGCCAAGGGTGAGAAGGTTTACCAAACTATTCAGTCAAAAGCTAAAAAATAGTCTCTCTTAGTTTGGTTTGTTTGCGGCCCGGGTTTCTACTCGGGCCTTTTTCATATCCTCTTTTTCCGCCTTCTGCATAAATAGTTTTGGAACTTTGCGATACTATGCCTAGTGTACCAAGTATATCATTTAATGTCAGGTTCGACCTGACTGGTGCCCCCTCGCTTCTACTTACAGATACTACTACATATCCTGTCGGAGCCATCGGCATCTTTACAGTCACACAGCCTGATGGTTACGTAAGAACTGGTAATTTTGCAACTCCTGACGTGACCAGTTCGGGGGGCACTTTTTCTACTAACCTTAGGCTTAGTTCTACGGGCGGTGTTCAGTGTGGTACATATACGATTCTATACGAGATCAAGACCACAGACGATGTGGTCAGTACATTCACTAGGAGCTTTGTATTTCAGTATGTTCCTGTCGACTTAGTTCTGACTGAGAACTTTGATGTATTTACCCCGAACCTTTCTTATTCCGACAGCACCAACTATTCTGTTTCTGGATACAATAACACTGCGCCAACAAGAGCTTGGACTGCGGTAAGTATTCCTACAGGAACCAAGACTAGTACAACTTCAGCTATTAACCTGCAGCATAGCGGAAACTACTACGATGCTGTCTATACTATTACACTTGCTTCTACGCTGACATATTCACACCAGACCTATGCTTGGCTTAGTGTTCTGGAGACAATCAGCAAGACCGTTACTGCTGAGGCTTGTACTCCCGAGCCGATCGAGGATCTGATTCCTTTGATTGAGGTTCTCAGGCAGCAGTCTATTGAATGCAATGGCGACTTCCCTGACTTCGAGAAGGCTCAGACTTTGTTCAGTCATCTGACTGATATGCTGAGAGTTTTGCTGCTCGGGGGAGTAACTCAGCAGGGCATTTACGATGTATATGAGGATCTACTTGTTATACTGCGCAATGGCCAGTCTATACCGTGTGTCCATACAAATCAACCAATACCAGCATACGATCTTGGAGACTATGCGGTTTCTCAATTTCCTATTGATGCTGCGTACTGCACGACTGTAGGCGATGGCGTAAATACTATATACAGTGTTACACACAACCTGAATGACGACTGTGTTCTGGTTCAGGTATACGAGGTTACCAGCGGTGCTCAGGTTCTTACGGATGTGACTATCACGAGTAACAACTCAGTAAATGTATCATTTGCTACTGCTCCGGCTAGCAACGCCTATAAGGTTGTTGTTCATTCCGGTAATGCAGGAATGGTTGGTCCCGGTGTTGAGGCAGGCGGTACTGTAGGTCAATTCCTGAGGAAGCAGTCCACAACCGACTACGACACATATTGGGATACTCTTGATGCTGCGGACATTCCAGATATTAGCGCCACATATTTATCTAAGGCTGTATACGATATCGACAATGATGGTATTGTTGACGATGCAGAGAAGATTACAATCATAGGAAGAAACAGTACTGGATCTACGATACACAAGGGAAAGATTGTTTACCTGCAGGGTTCTACAGGCAATAGGCCAAACATTATTTTGGCACAGGCTAATACGGAGGCTTCTTCTAGCAAGACCTTTGGTGTTGTTGTCGATGATATCGCACATAATGCTGATGGTCAGGTAGCTGCTATAGGTACGTTGCACGACTTGGATACAAGATCGGGGGCCCCTAATCCATTTACGACTGACACACTACTTGACGGTGATAAGATATGGTTATCTGCAACTAACCCGGGTTATGTAACTAAGACTCCTCCAACACAACCGAACCATACGGTATTCATAGGTTTTGTTGCTAGGACTAGTCCAACCAATGGCAGGATAATCTATAACATACAAAACGGATTTGAGCTTGATGAGCTTCATAATGTGCTTATAAGTTCTGCAGCCGATAAGGATATTTTATACTATGATTTGGCTACTGGTCTTTGGAAGAATACTACCAAGGCAGGATGGCTCGGGGGGAGCGCATCACAGTTTGTAAAGGGTGACGGTACTCTGGACAGCATTACATATTTAACAACAGAAACAGATCCTGTATTCACAGCGCATCCTGCCTATGGAATCACAGGTACTAAGATATCAAACTGGGATGATGCCTATACATGGGTATCCAACTTCCCAACACAAACAGGTAATGCAGGTAAGTTCTTGACTACAGACGGGAATACGCTTTCGTGGGCAAATGTTGTCAGCGGTGTATCTTCATTCAACTCCCGAACTGGCGCAGTAACACTTACATCTGCTGACGTTACCGGAGCATTAGGATATACTCCTGTTACCAATGCAAGGACTCTTACTATAAACGGCACTACCTATGATTTAACAGCGGATAGAAGCTGGACAATAGGTGGGGTTGGCACTGTTACCTCCGTTGCTCTAACTGTCCCAACAGGCTTAGTAATTACAAGTGGCTCACCTATAACAACAAGCGGAACGATAGCCGTAGGGTTGCAAAGTGGTTATTCTATCCCTACAACAATAAAGCAAGGTAACTGGGATGATGCTTATACTTTTGTTAGTGGCTTCCCTTCACAGACAGGCAATAGTGGTAAGTATCTTACAACTGATGGAAGTACTTTGTCATGGGGTACTGTATCAACTGCCAATATCTATAACTCAGACGGTACACTGACGGGGAATAGGACGGTAGGATTAGGTGGGAATAAATTATCTATTGGAACTGCAACAACAAGTTTTGTTGCAGGTCAGCTTGAATTAGGCGTTAGCAATGCAGGAGGAAGTTTTGTTATTCACAATAGTAATACATTAGGAAGAGGTAGTATTTTTTATGGAGCAAACTCTAGGTATATGGAAATTGGTATGGCAGGAACATCTCTTGCCTTACCAGTTAATGGTGGAGCATTTATCCATAACCCTTATGCAAATCTATACTTTACTGGAGGTGGTAGTGCTCAACCAAGTACTTCAGATGTTATAATGACACTGTTCCAGTCCACTAAAAATGTAGTAGTAGGCGGCACAACAGACGCAGGTTTCAAACTTGATGTGCAGGGGACTGCGAGGGTGAGTGGGGGATTAACAATAACTACTGCATTTGGTTTAAATCTTTCTGCTGCTGCATCGTATTTGTCATTCAACTCTACAACATTACTAATTGGCGATGCAGCTTCTTTAATTGGTGGTGGTACTGCTGGATTAGGACTAAGAGGTGCTGCTCAAGTTTTTGGAGATGGAGGTACAGGATTTCATTATTTTACGAGTAACTACGCTTTATTTTCAACGCAAAGTGCAGCAGTTAATTTAAGTATTGGCATTCCTGCAAGTGCAGTTCTTGAGGCTCGTTCCACCACCCGTGGCTTCCTCCAACCTCGGATGACGGGAACGCAGAGAGATGCCATCGTGTCCCCTGCTACTGGTCTCTCCGTATACAACACTACAACTAATACAAGCGACTTCTATAACGGCACATCGTGGGTGAGTCTTGCAGCGGGTAATATATACACTGCTGATGGAACGCTGAATGGAAATAGGACTGTGACAAGTGGTGGTTTTAATCTTACATTCACAGGTAGCAATATTGCATCAGGTGCTATTGCGAGAGGATTGAATCTTACTCATACACTTGTTGCTGCTGCGAATAATGATGTACTTGTAGGACTTGATATTAATCCTACGTTTACTAATGGTGCTTTTACTGGTGTACAAAATATTGGATTAAGATTAAATTCTAATTCGTCTGGCACAACAGAAAATCTGCAACTATATAATGCAAACAATGGTGGAGGTAGTGCAACTTCAATAAGATTTAGAAATGGATATACAGGTTCAGGTCAAGGAGTTATTTGGAGTGCAGTAGATTTTGTTTTTGCAGCAGGAGGTGGTGGAAATTTGTTATTGAAAACCAGTACTGGTTTAGGTGTAGATGCTACGACAAAAATGACTATTGGGACAAACTCAATAACATCCAATTCTGTACATTCTTTTTCATCAGGAATATTAGGTGATTTAAATGTTTACGTTGGCTCTCAAGGTGACCCTGTTGCTGGTACAAGGAAAATAATGACATCAACAGTATCTGGTAGTTTTGCGACTCCAGTTGCATCTTTAGCTATTGGTAATTCTTCAAGTCTTTCTGCGAATCTTAATGCTTTTGGAGTTTATATAAACAATACTGCAACAGTATCAGGAACTGGGGCAAGGTATAATCTATTCGCAGTTGGTACATCTCTTAACTCTTTAGAGGGTAATACAATCATTGGCGGCACGGTTGACTCAGGTTTTAAACTTGATGTGCAGGGCACAGGGCGGTATACGGGTCAAGTAAATATAATAGATTCATCTGCAACAAGTGTTACTGGATTGTCTATGTTTGGTGGAACTTTTACTATTGCAAATAGTGGAGGTTTTAGAGTATTAAACTTCACCAATGGAGCAATAACAGTAACAGGAGGAAACCCTTTTGTAATATCAAATAATGCAAGGATAGATATATACTCTACTGCAACAAATTCTCCAGTAAGATTAGGTAGCGGTACTGCACATATTGAGATTACAAACAATAATTTAGTTGATAAGATAACTTTAAAACCAAGTTTATGGAGGGCTGATACTCCACAATATTTAGATATTGTTAGTAATGATGCTTCGGCTTCATTTGGACAAAGAAGCGGTAGTATAAGAATATTCACAGGCGAACAAGCATCTACTAATGGGTACGGATATATTGTTCTTGCTCATAATGGTACTGCACAAAGGGGTACTGTTGCGATAGGAGCAGCTACAACTCATGCATCTGCTATACTTGATGTTGCTTCTACGACTCAAGGCTTCCTTGCTCCACGAATGACCTCTACTCAACGCTCAGCTATCTCTACCCCAGCTGTTGGTTTAGTGGTCTATCAAACAGATGCTACAGAGGGACTCTATCAGTACCTATCAACAGGATGGGCAATCATTGGCGGTTCGGGAGGTGTGACAGACGGAGATAAAGGAGATATTACAGTTAGTGGTAGTGGTGCTACATGGACAATTGATAACACTGCTGTCACTTATGCTAAAATTCAGAATGTAGCAGCGAATAGTTTCCTTGCCAATGTTACGGGTAGTGCTGCAACAGTTCAAGAGATAGCTACTAATAGGATACCACTTTTCTCATCTGCTATCACAGGTACACCATCGGCTACAACATTCTTGAGAGGTGATGGCAGTTGGGCAACACCATCAGGTAGTGGTGGAGGAATCACAAGGTCAGTAAACAATATCTCTACTAACACTACGGCAGGTGCTGCTGCGAATACTGACTATGTTTATCTGATTAGTGGAACTACAACTTTAACTCTTCCGACTGCCGTAGGTAATACAAACAGATACACTTTAAAGAACGTAGGAACAGGAACGGTAACTATCAATACAACATCATCACAAACCATTGATGGTAGCACATCCATCACAATGGCAGTAAGATATACTGCTTTGGATGTCATCTCTGATGGTACAAATTGGAATATTATTTAACAATAAAATTATAAACATTGGCATACTTCCCGAATAACCCAAATGGACAAGCTACAAGTGCTAACTCAGCTCCTGTAGTTATCGCATCAGACCAAAGTCCAGTACCTATTGCAGATGGCGGTGGTTCACTTACCGTAGATGGTACGGTAGGAGTGAGTGGTACAGTAACCGTCTCAGGAACAGTAACTGCAAACGCAGGTACTGGTACACAAAACGTATCAGTGCAGAATGCTTCAATACCAGTAACTGATAATGGTGGGAGCCTGACTGTTGATGGGTCGGTATCAGTATCCAATTTCCCGACTACTCAAGATGTGAACGTAACCAATGCCTCAATACCTGTTACTGATAACGGAGGGTCTTTGACTGTAGATGGAACGGTAGCAGCAACCCAAAACGCAGGAGCAACTTATAATGTGCAGATAAGTGATGGAGCAAGTACAGTGCCTATTGATGCTGCTCATGCTGATGGTGAAACCAATACTGAGAACCATATAGATATAGGTGCTAAATGTCTTGTATTCAATGGGACATCATGGGATAGGCAGAGAGGTGATACTACAGGTACTTTTAATGTTGGTAATATTGCCCATGATTTGGCTGATAGTGGTAACCCATTAAAAATAGGTTTCAGAGCAGAGGCTGCTCTCCCTACGGCTGTGGCTACAGATGATAGAGTTAATGGTATTGCTGATGTATTCGGTAGGCAGTTGGTTGCTCATACCGATGCAGGTATGCAAGTATGGAAGAGTGCTAACTATACCACTCAGCAGACGGGAGCATCTATATGGACTCCTTCATCAGGAAAAAAAATAGCAATAACTTATTTAGCAGTATCATCTTATGCTACTACGGCTGCAAGGGTTATCATTTGGTTTGGTGCTTCAGCGGATACTACATACACAGCAGGTACTGACCAACTTGTATGGGCGGGTTCATTTGCTCCATCAGCTAACTCAAGACCCGGTGCTATCATCAGCCTACCCTATGGTATATCAGCGGTAACTGCTGACCATCAGTTAAGGATAACAACAGATGCAGCTATTTCATTGGACTTAACAATTTACGGATATGAGTTATAATATAACAAAGGAGATAGTATTGGTTGAGAAGGTAAACAACCCAGACGATACAGTTAGTCTGATAGCGGAGTTGAGAGTATTCAAGGATGGAGTATTTGACCATCACGACTCACGCAGTCCTTTCACTTTCGCCAATACAATGACTGACCAAGATATTATAGATTACTTAACGGCTAACGAATATAGCATCTATTTCTAATGGCATTAGTTGGAACAAATAGAGGTACTGGGGGTAATACTACGGCAGCTACATCAATAGCTATAGTGCCACCACAGAACTTTGGAGCTAATACTTTGGCGGTATTGGCATTGGCTTATGATAACTCAGGTGGTGGTGGTGCTGACCCTTACTCCTCAATAACTGATAATGCAGGTAACACTTGGACATCAAGAGTTAACGTATTGAACGACCCCGGTGCGGCATCAGCAGGTTCTGTACTTAGGATATTCACCTCATCGGTTAGAACTTTGAACACCACAAGTACTATAACAGTAACCTTTGGTTCATCCACTACTGCTAAGTCTTGGACTCTTACAGAGTTCTCTTCTAATACTAGCAATTTTGCTGCTAATTTCTTGAGTGCAGGTGCAACAACAGCAGGAAATACAACAACTGCATCAAGCTCTGCAACTAACGTAAATAATGGCGATGCAATATTTGGAGCAATTGCCAATGAAGGTAATGCCACTATAACGGCTGACTCAGATACTACAAATGGCTCTTGGTCAACGCAGCAAACACAAAACAATGGCACAGGCACATCAGGTATGCAGGTAGCATCACAATATAAAATAGTTAATGCAACGGGCAACCAAACTTATAACGTAACACTATCTGCCGCAGGTGACTGGGGGCTTGGTACAATAAATATAACAGAGGTAGCACTTGCTACATCTTTTGATCCTTTTGGAATGAACGGATTCTTCGGAATATAAAATATACACATGAAGGTACTATCGGATATACTACATAAGGCTGGGATACTTAAGGATAATGCTGAGGGTTACAGCTCGGGGGGATATTCAGTATTGGTAAGAAACTCTACGACCCAGAGACTAGAGACAGTATCTTCATCTGTATTTACAAACATATACAACTCTAATGGAACTCTTTCTGGCAACAGGTCAGTAACTCTTGGCGGAAATAATCTTGACATCGTAGGATCTACTACTACGAGATTTGCATCAAACGGTAATGTTATTATTGGCGGTACTACTGATGCTGGCTTTAAGCTAGATGTTAATGGAACTGCTAAAATTAATGGGGACTTAACTATAGGATCTATTGGTAACCTTGTGACAACAAATCAGTTTTACGGTAGGGCTACCAATTTTACCAACGGAATCTTTGTAGGTTGGGACTCCTTTGCTACATACCTTGGATATCAGATGGGTGCAACGCCTGTACACATAGGTACTGGAGGTACAGGAGAGGTTTTGTTTAGGAATACTGGAGGCTTAAAGGTTGAGTCTTTTGCAGGTGTTGGATCGAGGATGGTGGTTACCGACAGTACGGGGGCGTTGTCTACGCAGGTTTTACCTACTAGTACAAATATCTACAACAGCGATGGCACACTGACTGGGAATAGAACAGTGACGCAAAGTGGCAATTATCTAAATTTTGTAGGTGGAAGAGTATCTGTATATGGAAGTGCTGGAAATGAAGGGTTATTTGAAATAAATTCGTCTATTTCAAATGGGAATGCAAGTTTAAGTTTTTACGAAAATCCGGATGGAACAAGTAGGCAATATGGTTCAATAATTAGATTCGTTGGTAGTGACAACACATTAAGATTTATATCAAAAGATGTTACAGAAGGAGAATATCACAGACAAAGTTTTTCTTTATCTACATTTAAATCAAGTTTGGGTGTTGGTTCACTTCACACATTTGGGTCAGCTATTCAAGGGGTTTTTGATGTTTATGGTACACCAGCAGCGAATGGTATATTGGGTTATTTGCGAAGGTCAGGTGCAGGTGATGTGATGTTAGGTTTTTCGCAATGGGGAGGAGGAGCAGGTTATGCAATAGGTTCTATAAGCGGTGGAGGTTTTGGATTTTACAATGATAGGTGGACAGGTGGAGCAGGAACAGAGGTTGCAAGGTTTTCCACTTCAAACAATTTTTTAATAGGTACTGCATCAGATACTGGCCTATACAAACTTGATGTGCAGGGTACGGGGCGGTTTACGGGAATGATTACTGGAAGGGCTACAATGTCTAATACACAAACCTCCACTGATTATGCTATACAGCTGAATGGTATTTCAACAACTGATGCTACAACAAGACAATTGATTAGTCTTGGAAGCTTAGGTAGTACTGGAATATTATATGGAGCAATAGGAATTACTGCAAACTTGACAGATAATTCTGTTGGTACTTGGATTTTTGCAAATGGTGCTAATACAATAGGGCATGGTGTAGTAGCTGATTCTGGAACTGCAACAGTAGATGCTTTTATGGCAAGAACTAATGGTCAAGGTACTGGAGGTTCTATTGGTTATGCATGGAGGGTTGGAAATTCAACACATTATAATTTTAATGTTTATAATGATGGTACATATTATAATTTAAGATTATTTAATCGTACTGGAATAATAAGTTACATCAGAGATAGGGATACTACTAACATAACATTTGGTTCTAATACATACTATGCGTCTGCACAAGTAGCAATAGATTCCACTACAAAAGGCTTCCTTCCACCACGAATGACAGGAGCACAGGTAGAGGCTATATCATCTCCAGCTGAAGGGTTGTTGGCTTATGCAACGAACGCTGGTTCGGGGGCTGTAACAAGCTCAGGATGGTGGGGGTACAACGGAACAACATGGGTTAAGTTAAATTAAAAACAATAAACAATGGCACAAATTCAACCAGTATCCGTATGGAAAGACGGACAAGTTAAGACAGCAGAACAGTTCTCTCTCAGGTCTATCGGTGATGACCTTGAAACTTCTGCACAATTTTATTACGAGATGAAGGAAGCTGACGTAACTACCCAAGATTCTGAGGGTAATGACGTGGTAACTGCGGGTCAAGTAGTAGCTGTAGGGAATCTGAGCATGGGCGGTCAGGACTACGAAGATTGGGGTACTCAGTCTGG